GAAGAGGAAGAACCTGTTGTTGAAGAGGAAGAACCTGTTTGCGCAGAAGGATTCCATTGGAATGGGAGCATGTGCGTTTCTGACGAAGACGAAGATCCCGTCACCGAAGAAGACGACATTCCTACTGATGATGGTGGAATCAAGATCCCCAAAATTCCTATATTGCCTAAACCGCCTAAGCCAAAAACCCCGGTAACAAGACCAGTAACAAAATCGCCTACGAGCCCGGCAACTGCGTCTGCAAGCAATACCAACCCGTTTGGTGTATTGCCGTTAGACTCAAGCCCACAGATGCTTGCTGGCGCTACTGTGTATAACAATAAGTCAGAGTTGCAAAAACTGCATCAGTTATACGACACGTTGACACCTGAAATGACTTCTGTACTGGCTTCGCGTGGAATTACGCGTCCTAAGCGCCAAGAAGAACCAGAGCCACCCAAAAATGAGGATGAAGATAAAGACATGTACAAATCACAATTTTTTGCATCAGGCAGTTCTGTAAGCACAACTGGCACCGAAGAAATTGGCAAGCTCAGCGCCACGGTCAAAAACTCGCCGCATCAAATGTTAGCCGCCGCACCCGCTAGTCAGAATACAGAAAGTCGTTTGGGCAAACTCAAGTTCCTCAAAACTGGGCTTGGCGGGTCATCGTCTCCATTGAATTCGATGGCCAAAGGCGGACTGCCATCTAAGTACGCAGAAGCGGCCCCTGATGGCCACAATCCAGAATTCATAACAGGATTGACTGGTTACTACGCCCAAGGTAAGGGCACAGGCCAATCAGACGACATTCCAGCCATGCTCCACGACGGTGACTATGTAGCTGACGCCGACCTAGTTGCGGCGCTTGGAGACGGTTCTAGCAAGGCTGGGGCGGAAGCGTTAGAGAAGTTCCGTCGTCAGATCCCTCACCAGCATGCGGCTCAAGGCGGTACGGTTGTGCCTGCCAAGATCGCGGATGGCGAGTACGTATTCCCTGCCAGTTTTGTGACTGCTTTAGGGCGGGGTGACAACAAAGCAGGATCTAAATTGCTCGATGCAATGCGCGAAGAGATAAGAGCCCACAAAAGATCGGCTCCTACATCTAAAATACCCCCAAAGGCGAAATCCCCGCTTGACTATCTCAAGATGGTGAAAGGTTAAAAATGGCTAATCTATTAGAAAGTTCACAATCGCAGGCGACGACAGCGCCAGACTACTACAACACGTATTTGAGTGGTCTGGCTACGAGCGGAGCAAATGCGGCCACTGGGGCTAAGTATGTTGGTGCTGATCCCCTGCAAACACAGGCATTCACTGACGTTACCAAGGTACCAGCAAGCTATCAGCCGACTCTTACTGATGCCGGGAACACTCTAACTTCCGCGACAAATGCCGCATCACCATTAAGTTCTGCAACGCCTTATTTGACAGCGGCAGGCACAGACCCCTCTAAGCTGGCGTCGCAGTACATGAATCCGTACATCACAAACGTGGTGAACTCGCTTGGTGAGGCGGGACAACGCAACATCATGAACAACCTTGCGCCTCAAGCCACTGCTGGGGCTGTAGGGGCTGGACAATTTGGTTCTTTGCGTGGTGCTCAGGTGCTTGGGCAAACAATCTCTAACGCTGACCGTGACATTCTCAACGCTCAAGGCCAAGCCCTTAGTACCGGGTACGGTCAAGCGCTGACAGCCGCAGGACAGCAAAATGCATTGCAGGCCCAAATGGGTAGCACGGCGGCAAACGCGGCGTCACAAGGACAGCAGAATTTAACTACTGCGGGGCAGGCACAAGGCACATTGGCTGGCCAACAGCAAAACATGAGTTTGGCTGACATCAATGCGTTGTCTACGTTAGGCGCGCAAAAGCAGACCATTGAGCAGAACAAAGAACTGTTTCCGCTACAGAACCTCAAGACGCAGTCTGAATTGCTTCGTGGCTACAACGTGCCAACGACTACAAAGACTACGGCACAGATGTCGCCATTGTCTGCAATTGCTGGTATTGCAACTGGTACCGCTGGGTTCTTTACTCCTCAGTACGACTCTGCTGGCAAAGTTATTTCTGGCTCTACGCCTTATGACAGTTTAACTAGTGGGTTATCAAAGGCATACAAGACGTTTAGGGGAACAGACCAGCAAACTACTCCAGTAACTGGTGCATTGACACCAGAAGGATTGTCAGTTTTAAATGATCCAGCCAGCCCAACTGGATATTCTGATTCAGATGGAAATCCAGTATATGTTGACGGGAAACCGTATGGCGGTGGAAATACTGTGGTTGACAACGGTGGAAATGAAGATACTGTGGTTGGTGGCGGTGGCAACGATACCGTGGTCACCGACGGCGGCGGCGGTAATTTAGACAATATTGCATTTGATCCAGATATTGATTCAGTAGGTTAAAAAGGAAAAAATCATGGAAACACGATCACCACTGTCTCTTGCAATGATTCCCGGCGTCAAACCAATTGACCTTTCCAAAGTGAATCTTGCTGGAGTTAACACAGACGATGCAATTGGGTCTGAATTTGAAAAAGCACAGAAAGGGCAAGAAGATTTAGCAAAATCTTTAGAAATGAGATACAAAGATCCAAATTGGTTCAAAGTATCTGCTGGTTTTTTAAAGCCCCAATTGGGTGGTTTTGGTGCGTCTCTTGGATCTGCCGCGGAGGCTATGGGAGAGAACACTGAACAGCAACGCGCAGTGGCTCCTACAGTTGCGCAAATACGAGCACAAGCCGCTGTTATGGGGGTTGGATTGCAACAGCGCAAAAAAGGCAACGAGATGTTAAACGAGCGTATTAAAAAACCCGGTGGAATGACCTCTGAAGACGTGGCTGATATTGCCCAGTACGACAAAGAAATAGGAGCAATAGCGCAACAAAAGTTTGAAAATCAACGCTCTACTTTTGATTCAATGTTGGCGGCTTACCAAGCGGGATCTGATTACACAAAATTGGTAAAAGATTTTGGTGCATCATTTGTAAATCAAATGTGGCCAACTTTGCTAAAATTGGTTCCCGGTCAATCAACCGTTGGTGGAGCAAAACCGCCACCTGCACCAAGCGGTACACCTGTTGCTGGTCAGCCAGCGCCATCCGCAAGCGATGTGTTACCTGCACCGACCAATCCAAACGCAGGTTCTTCAGTAAGGCCATTAGGTGTGCCAGAAAATTTAATGGCAAATGCAACGCATGGCCAAACCTTAGCCGCAACCACAGGACAAATTGATGATCGAGTTGCGGCTACCAAAGTTTTGCAAGACAGATACCGCACGCAAGCAGAGACATCTATTCCAATATTTGAAACTACTGCAAACTTGTTTCGCTTGGCACAACCAAAATACATGGCTCCAGCCTTTGCTATTTTTGAGGGCGGAGATGCAATGGGCATAATTGGTAAAGCATTGGAAAACCAAACTGTTTCTGGTGTTTTGGCTGGTATGCGTGATCAAATTCTAAAAGCAAGAATGAGTGAAAAAGACACGCAAGCCGCCTTAACAAATCTTCAGATAATGAAAACTCAATTGGGTGACTTGCAAACCAAAATGCAACAGGGCATCATTAACCCAACAGATGCGCGCACTATGTTTGAAGCGGCATCAGTTCCAGATATGAAAAACACGCAAGATGCTTTCTTGCGCGGTATAGCTGGTATTGGATCTACTGCACTTGGACGCTATGAAGCCAAAAATGTGTTGCAACAATTTTTGCGACGTCCTGATGCAGATATTCATGACTGGGAAGATTCGCAAGAATACAGAAGACTTCGCACGCATCTGGAAAAGCGATCAAGGGGTGTTTTGGAAAATTCTGCTCTTGGCGGCGGAGTGCCAGACTTTATAAGAAACGGATTGGAAAACACCTACAGGCACAGGAATGAAACTACTACCAGCAAACCAAAAGCTCCAGCAACATCTTCTAATAATCCGCCTGCAAACACTTCCAGAATAACAAATAATGAAGCGCTTAAGGCAGAAATGGCAAAACGCGGTCTTCCAACAAATTAAGGGGTAGGTAATGGCTGTAGACCCACAAGATTACGCTCGTTTAAGCGATAACCAACTCAAGTTTCTTAATAAATATAAACTGAATGACGATCAGTTGGCCATTGCTTTTGCTGTTGATAAAGAGGCACGACGTCAAAAGGTCAACCCAGATTTTGTTTGGCCAATGGTCTATCAGGAAAGCAAATTTGATCCTACTGCCGTTTCCCGCAAGGGCGCTTTTGGCGTTATGCAATTAATGGAGGACACCGCCAAAGGACTGAAAGTTGACCGTACCGACATGGAGCAAAACATTCGTGGCGGCATATCTTTGCTGAGAGAGTTAATTGATAATCCAAAGATTGGCGACGATCCATACAAGGTTTTAGCTGGTTACAACGCAAGCACTGAAACGCGTAATAAATTTTACGCGTCTGGAAATCTTTCTGATTTAAAAGATGAAACAATTGTTCACATGAACAAGATTGTCGGGCATTATGGCGGCGACTTGCCAAGTGCAACATTTGTTCAAGCCGATGTTCCAGAAACCGTATCGAGTGCTGACGCTTCAGAATCTTCTGATGTTGCTCCTAACCCGTATAAGACTTCTGCGTCTAATTCTTCTGGCGAAGAAAAGCCAGTAAGAGGATCTCCAGCCGAAGCTGGCGCAATAACAGGCGCAATTGGATTGGGTGTTGGAGCGATCAAATACCCTGCGTTTGCAATGGCCAAACCAGTTGTTGATTTTTTTAGAAATAAAAAAAATCTTACTTCGGAGGACATGTCAAAAATTGCTGAAATAGTGACTAAACAAAATACTGCCGCTACTAATGCACCCACCACAGCCGCCAAACAGCCAATACCAGTTGGTACTAGCGACGCTGGTCGAATGGCCCCCGGCCAGACTGGCAACATGCCATACAACTATGCAAAGTCGGTTGGGCTGACTGATATTGAGGCTGGTCAGGCTCTTGATATGACTAAGAACAAAGGCGGCGCGCACGACCTTGCAAACCAGCGAACAGCAAATCTGCAAAAAGTAAATCAAATAGCACCCGGTTATATTGAAAACCCAAATTTTGGTGGCCTTATGACGTCAAGCGGTAGCGCTGGTGGTGGCCCACGAGAGTCGTTCTCTTATAAACCAATTGAAATTGAAAACGGCAAAGTGGTTAACCAAGGCGGCATGACGCCATTGCCAAAAACTCAACCCGTAGACGCCACGCCCCCTCCAACTACACCAGTAGCCGCACCACTGCAAACCAAGAAACCCAATGTAGCGTCTCGCGTTGTGGGCGCTGTTGCTGGATCGCCCCCGGTAATGGGCGGGTTAGCGGCTTATGGCGCTGGGTACAACGCACAAGATGCGTATAACAAAGCCGAAGCCAAAGATTACGTGGGTGCCGCCAAGTCAACTCTTGGTGCCGTAGCAAGTGGTGCATCACTGATCCCTAAAGCCGCGCCTGTTGCTGGAACAGCGTCAGCACTCATTGATGCCGATCGAAGACTACAAGAAAAAGATTATGTCGGCGCAGGAACATCACTATTAGGCGCTGTAGCGCCTTATGCGGCTCCGTTTGTCTTTGGCCCTCAAGTAGGTATCCCAGTGGGTATTGCCACCGCTGTAGGCGCCCCATTCGTCAATGAGATTAAAGATTATATTTCTAGGAAATCTGGCAAATCACAACCAGATCAGCCTGCCGACAATAGGTCTATGAGGCAAAAACTGTCAGACGCTAACGCAGAAGAACGTAGACAATTAGGATATAGATGATCACTGGGAAGTCTCCCCTGTGAAGGCAAGCAGTTGCCCTTTTCCCCCACCGTGTGGTGGGGGTTTTTTTATTTATCTCGCACCTTGCTGATGCGCTCAGCCACCATGTGGTTGTACGCCTTGGCCACCGCAATACAGCTTGCGCGCTCTTGCTTAGCGCCTTCCTCTGCATAAGCCATGGCCAACTTGATCAAATCATCTTCTAAAAAGTTGTGGTTCTCTTCCAAGTTGACGCTACGGAAGATTTCGTGAATACGATCTGGTGTCACTTTACTTCTCCAAATTTGTTTTTCAAAATCCAATAGCCAAGAAGATGCTGAAACATCTCCCAGCCGCGTTTTAAGTCTTCCTCAGACCACTCAACAATCTTGACCAACCCTTCGTGTGTGCGTGATACAAACACGTTTGCACAGCGAGCGTAGGGAATTTCCAAGCCATAACGGTAGGCCGAGAGTTGCATCAAGTGCTCGTCATAAGCTTCTACGTTGTCGTTGGGGCCAAAGTCTTTGGTCTTGACGTCGGCCACCACGCCATAGGGCGCGGCAAGGTCAGGCTTGCAATACAAGTCCACCTTGCCACCAAACCCTAGGCGGCTGGAGAACGAGCGCTCAACCAACCAAGGCTGGAAGGGGTGCAGTTTGAAATGCTCAAACAACGACTCCTCCACCTTGATCCCGCGTTGGGACTTATTGCCTGCGAAATGACTCTCAATCTCCTCATGGATACGGGTACCAGCTTCTGCGGCACGTTTGCCCGTTTCCTTGGAGTCCGCCACAACGCGTGCAATGAACTCTTTCTCCGTCTCCCCGGCCACCTTTGGAAGAGTAAGCGCCGCCAATAGCAATTGCTCGTTCTTCCAAACGTCTAAAGCGGGTTTTGCCGAGACTTTTAAGATGGTGGTGACCGAAGGTACCAAGTTAAACTTTCGGGCGTCCCTAAGCGTCGTAGGACGGTCTGAACCGTCTTTTGCTTTGACGGTGTACTGAGGTGAGCCATCTTGCCCGTACCAGTGAACTGATTCGGCAGATCTGGCAATGATGGTTGTCATACGTTTTCTTTCTGAGTTTTCTTCAGTTCCCAAAGTTTTTTCATGCGATCTGACTGTCGTGTGCGTTGTTCAACAGTCCACTTGCCCTGTGCTTTGTTTGCTTGTTGCGCCATGAAGTTGTCAAAAGCGTTTTCAAGAAGTGTTAGGCGTGCTTTGATTTGGGTTTTTTCTGCTTGAGTGATAAACATTTTTGTTCCTTAGAATTTGTAACGAGGTGCACATGTCACCTCAGAGATTACGTCGGTAATATGGCCGTTGGTGTTTTTCTTTGCCGTTACCATGACTGCGCGCAACCCGTTGTCTTGACAGTCGTGGATGGCATTAATGACCTCTTGACGACTCATTGCTGAGACGTGTCGATCAATAATTAGTTGTTGGGTGGGGTACTGATTGCCAGAGGATGAGCAACCAGCAAGCACCACCGCCAAGAGTGCTATGCATTTCATGTGAACTCCTAGAAAGGAATATCGTCGTCTTCGTCAAGGCCAGCGGTTGTAGCCTTAACAATGTCGTCAACTGTTTTGGTTTTGCCAGACAGTTTTTCCCACTCAGGTGAAGACTGAATCTTCTTCTTGAGGTTTTCGCTAAACGTGTCAAACATCACCATGTCTGGATCTGACAGGTTAAACAGTTCATTCTTGTTGATCGCTTCAGGCAGTCCGCCTTTTTTGATCATGGATGGAACTGGGGTTACGCCAGAGACGTTGACATACATCTTGCCGTCTTGGCCGGCGCGCTCGATGACGTTCAGCATGCACCATGCATTGAGCACGGTCTTGAGGTCAAAGCGACGCATCTCTTCTTGAGTGAAAGGCTTACCACGCCAAGATTGCAAGTCGCCACGCAAAGTAGCCTTCTCAGACCACGACAGCGTGTAATTCTTGAATATGGCAAATGGGCGACCATCACGCATTTTGAGTAGAGCACCATCATCATTGGTGCCGTGGATTTCCCAGCCCAACATGATTTTGTGGAGGTACTTGATTTGACCCATGTACTCCGATTTTTGCGTTCCGAGATCAATGATTCGGTAGCATCTTGCAAGGTGCATCCCCGAGGGGGTTGCTTCAAAATTACCCTTGTCTTCAACAATAAAACTCATGTAAAACTCCTTAAACGGTACATACCGCACAGCAACTATAACACATAATTAAAAGACCGTGTCAAGTTGAATCTAACAAAGAGTTGCTATAGAATGTTCGTGTTGGTAGTGTGTAATGCGGGTTAGCGCCGTATCATTCCTGTGCACAAGGAAGACGAACACCACTGCTTTATGTGAGTGCACTGCCAACAACCTACACGCATGGGGATTGAACTAAGGTAGGCCGCTGTGCCGCTATGACCCTTTTTTTAGTCCCCAGCCGTGTTGGCGTAAACGGATTGGCCCCGTGGGAGCTTTATATTCAGTTGCGACCGACCCTGCCGTATGGGAGACGCCAACAACTCATAAGGATAACAAAATGACATTGACAGAATATTTTTCTACAGAGCCACGGGGGGCAAAACTTGAGATGGCTGAGCACCTTGGCATCACCCCAACATGGTTATCGCTTCTGATGAGTGGGCGTAAGCGTGCCTCCCCTTTGCTGTGTGTGAAGATTGAAGAGGCAACTCAACAACTGGTCACAAAAAAAGAACTGCGCCCAGATTTGTTTTTGTGATATAGTTTTTTAACGCTTGGCGGCGTGTTTTGGGTAAGCCCTAGACGAGACTCTGCTGGTACCCACCAGTCCGCCAACATCCCACAAGGATGAGAGTCTCGCCTAGGGCTTTTTTACTGGAGAAAAAAATGAGAGAACAACATCCGCTGAGCAAAGCATTCCCCCCCATGTCGGAGGAGGAACTGCAAAACTTGAGAGACAGCATCGAGGACATTGGTGTGCAAAACGCCATAGTTATTTTTGAGGATAAAGTAATCGATGGGTGGCATCGATACACGGTGGCCACCGACATGGGTATGCCGTGCCCAGAGGTGGATTTGGCTGAAGACGTTAATCCAAGAGATTTTGTTTTGTCGCAAAATAAAAGCCGCAGGCACCTCAACAAAGGCCAGTTGGCAATGGCATATACCAAGGTTTATGAATGGTATCCCGTGGGAACAGTCGCTAGTTCCCTACTGGGTATGGAACAAAGAACTGGCAAAGAGTTGGCAAAAATGGCTGGGACTAGCACCGCCACCATCGAGCAAGCCAAGGTTGTTTTGAAAAAGGGCAATGAAGATGTGGTCAAGGCGGTAGAGGCTGGCAAGATCAGCGTCAAGCGTGGTGCCGAAATTTCCAAGCTAGACAAAGACAAGCAAAAAGGCGCGATAACAGCACCGAAAGAGCCAAAGCCATCTATTTTGGAAGGCAACGCGCCAAGCGATGAAGAACTGAAAGCCAACGACTTGGCCATGCAGGCTGACCTTGAAGCCCTTAACAAACTGTTAGAGGCTGATGAGCCGCTCAAAGTAGCCCACGCAGAGATCAAGCGATTGAACTTTCTGTTGGCTCAACAAGAAGTGCGCTTGGCATCCATCATGCGCGAGAAGAGCGAATGCATCAAACTTTGCAAAAAGCAACAAACACAACTTGACAAATTTTATAAATCACAAAAATGAACACAGTCCTAGCACCAAGTAGGTGTGATGATGGAACTACTTTTCCAGCACCACGACCGTTCCAATTATCCGCCCACGACGCCCTTCGACAGGGGTTCAGAGATGGCCACAAACGACAGTTAATCATGGCACCCACGGGTGCTGGAAAAACGTATCTTGGACTTCGTATTTGCAACGAAGCCATGCAAAAAGGCAAGCGTGCCGTTTTTCTGTGTGACCGCACCACACTGATTAATCAGACCTCAACTGTGGCCGACGGCTACGGGCTCAAAGAGCATGGGGTAATCCAAGCCAACCACTGGCGTCGCATGCCCGATCTACTGTTGCAGATTGCGTCTGCGCAGACCATTGCCAAGCGTGAGTATTGGCCACAGTTAGACGTGTTGGTGGTGGACGAAGCACACACTCAGTACAAGGTGTGGACTGACTACGCCATGGAGAGTGGCGCGGCCATCATTGGTCTATCAGCCACGCCCTTTTCTGCAGGCTTAGGCAACATCTTCACGAACCTCATAAACGCCACCACAATGCACGATCTGACCGAGTCAGGGGTGCTGGTGCCTATGCGGATTTTCTCGTGCACACGGCCCGACATGACGGGTGCGGCCACCGCAGGCGGTGAATGGACAGACAGGGCGGCTGAAGAGCGCGAGATGGGCATCGTTGGCGACGTTGTCAGAGAGTGGGTGAAGTTTGCTGAGAACCGCAAGACGATTGTGTTTGGCGCCACCATCAAGCACTGTGAAGAGTTGGCCAAGTCATTTATTGACCAAGGCGTCATGGCCGCGGTGTTTACTTCAAACACCACCGACAAAGAGCGTGAAGACCTGTTAAAGGAGTACCGCAAGCCAGACAGCTACCTGCGGGTGCTGATCTCTGTAGAGGCGCTTGCAAAGGGTTTTGACGTGCCTGACGTGGGTTGTGTGTGTGATGCCCGTCCCCTGCGCAAGTCGTTGTCTACGGCTATTCAAATGTGGGGGCGTGGCCTGCGTTCGCACGAAGGCAAGAAGGATTGCTATTTGCTGGACTTCAGCGGCAACATCATTCGCTTTGCTGAAGATTTCACAGACATATTTTTTAATGGGTTAGAGAAGCTCGACGACGGCGAGAAGCTCGACAAGAAGATTCGCAAAGACGAGGAAATTGAGTCGAAGGGGTGTCCCAAGTGTGGCTACAAGCCATTCCATAAACGCTGTATGGGTTGTGGCTACGAGCGCCCAGCTAAAGCGCTCGAGGACGCCGCTCACGGCATCATGGCCGAGATATTTATTGGTGAGGGTAAGAACAAAAAGAAACTGGCCGACAACGCTGAGCACTTGTGGCATCAGGTGGTGAGGTATGCGAGAGAGCACAGTCAGCCTGCCAGCCAGCAGGGGCGTGCGTACCACTTGTTCAAGAAGATTGCAGGCTACGAACCCCTTTGGCAATTTAGTTTGTCACCTAACGTAGAGATCACGCGTAACGTACAGAACAAAATTTTGCAGTTGAACATGGCATACAAGAAAGCGGTGAAGAGATGAAACGCATTGATATGACAGAACGCATGGAAAACGCTATAGATTTAGCGGGTAAATGTTGGGACAAAGCAGTTAGAGTTGAACCAGATTTTGTTGTTGAATATTTAATTTGCGCTGAAGAATTGTTGTCCCAAAAGCCAAATGTTATGGGTGATGAATTTAGGGGGTATTGCCTTGACAGAAAACTGTATCGCCCATCGACCCTTCACCACAATGTGTGGGTTTCAGGGGTGACTGTTTTACACACTATTGGATGGATACAGCCGATAGGAAAAGTTATTCCTCAACAGGCCCACAACCACATGCCAGAAGTTACTTTGTGGAAAAGCATGATTTTTGACGGGTCAGTTGCAATGCAAAAAGATTTGTTTGGAATTTAAAAATGAGTTTCATTAACTTTGCACGCGCCCATGGCGTAGAAATTGACCCAAACAAACTGTTTGCTTCAGAGCGCATTCGTCGTTGTGGGACGGTAGACAAACCAAGATCAACCAATGGCGCATTCTTTTACGATGGCCAGCGTGGCTGGGTGATGAACTGGGCGGATGAAGCCAGAGTTATTTGGTACGAAGACCCCAATGCCAAGCCATGGACGGATCAAGAGAAGCGCGAATGGGCTATGAAGCGGCAGACGGCTAACTCTGACAAGGATCGGGCATACGAGTTGGCCGCGGAGCGTGCAAACATCACCATGCGTGCGGCCAAGATGGAAAACCACCCGTACTTGGAGATCAAAGGTTTTCAGGACATGCAAGCCTACGTTTTTGATGGGAAGTTGTTGGTGCCTATGCGCAACGTGGTGACGGGCAAACTGCAGGGATTTCAGGAGATCTACTGGGACGAGCCAAACCGCAAGTATGAGAAGAAAATGCTCTACGGTATGCGCGCCAAGAATGCAGTGCTGTACATGGGCTCTAACGAGGCTACAGAGGCTTGGTTTGTCGAGGGGTATGCAACGGGTCTATCCCTGCACAAAGCCTTGCGTAGCGTTGGTTTAAATGCCGCGGTGGTGGTTTGCTTTTCTGCATCCAACATGGTGCAGGTGGCAGATCAAGTCAAAGGCGATCGATACATCTTTGCGGACAACGACGAAAGCAAGACTGGAGAAAAATCAGCGATTTGTACCGGGTTGCCTTGGACAATGGCCGACGAGGTGGGACACGACGCCAACGACCTACATGCAAAACGTGGGTTGATGGCCGTTGTAAAAAAAGTTATGGATCTTCGCAAAAAGGTATTGACAAACAAATTAGAACTGGCCATATAATCCAACTTGTTGTAGTCGATCACAACAAACTGAAAGCCGTTACTCATGCATTGGCCTCCTTCAAAGGGGGGATCGACCCAGTGCAGTAGTAACGGCTTTTTTTTGACTACAACCGCTGTATTGGACGCGCACTGGCGGTAGCGATACGGGGACACCTCTACTACGGGATAGATGTTGAGATAGAGGCAAGGGTGGCGAAGATAGCGCCCTAACATCGAACGGCTGTCGGGTCATGTGGCTCCAGTTAGCAAAACATGTGAAGGCTCATCTCTTTCTGGGAGGGCTGAGTCTGTCCACCAGAAAGCAATCAAACAGGGATTAGTAAGGTAATAAGGAGTACAGGGGGGTGGCCCCTTTTTTTAATTTCTTGCTGTAATAAACTGTTATAGTCAATCACCACGATGTTGTGGGTAAAGGAATGAAATGACTGATGAAGAACTTGATGTTGCGATAGTCAAGCACAACAAACGGCGCAAAGCTTTTGAAGATGCTGGCTTGTCGGCGGATGACGCTTTTGACTTGGCGGAAAAATTGTTCAACCGTGACGAAGACCCACAAGACGACAGGCGTCTTTGCTTTGAGTGCAAGAGGTACGACGTCAAAAATGGGACATGTCCCAAAATTGTTGATCGCAAGGGTAAGCCACAAATACCAGCGAGATTTATTTTGCAAAGATGTGATTGGATACAACTGAAAGGAAAAAAATGAGACGCATAGGAATTGACCCCGGTATCAAGGGGGCTGTCGTGATGTTAGAAGACGACACGCCCGTCGAGTGGGCTTTGATGCCCACCATGAAGATTGGATCGCATAACCGCGTAAATGCTGTTGCATTGTCGGCATTGCTTCGCGTGTACGGGCACAGCTACCGACAAGTCCACGCATATGTAGAGCTTGTGGGTGCTCGACCCGGTCAGGGCGTTACTAGCATGTACAGCTTTGGGCATTCGTGTGGTGTCATTGCAGGCGTGCTGGGTGCGTTTGAGATACCTGTGACCTACGTCACCCCACAGATGTGGAAGACACGCGCACACCTGACAAACAAAGACAAAGATGCGTCACGGTCATTGGCCATACAGACGTGGCCACATTGGCGCGAGTTGGATAAGAAAGGTCAGGGCCAAGCCTTGGCGGATGCGGCACTAATTGCGAGGTACGGAACATGAGTCAAAAAGAAATTAACGACGCAGTAGATTACATCTACACCCACGGACAAAAGTACGCCCAAGCAAAGGCTGAACTGACGTACATGGAAGAGTACCGCAAGACACTCAAGGCCATACTCATGAAGCAAGCCCTTGCAGATGGCGCTAAATCAGCCGTGGTGGCCGAGATGGAAGCCTATGCAGACGCTAAGTACGTCAAGCACTTAGAGTCCCTCAGAACGGCTGTGGAGCAGTCTGAAGGGTATCGGTGGGGGTTGGTATCTGCGCAGGCCCGTGTAGACGTCTGGCGTTCGCTAGAGGCGTCCAATCGCACAATGGATAAGGCAGTGGCGTGAACAACACCATGACCGCGCAGGAGCGCGCATACGTAGGGCTTGTGAAACTTATGCCCTGCGCTGTGTGCGACGCCGAAGGCCCAAGCGATGCACACCACGTCAAACAGCATAGGCAGTACACATGCGTTGCTCTATGCAAAGACTGCCACCAAGGCTCACGTAACGGGTGGCATGGCCAACGCCAGATGTGGAAGCTCAAAAAAATGGATGAGATTGATGCTCTAAATGTCACCATTAAAAACGTCTTAGAATATATTGGCGGCAATATTTGAAAACACAAGTATTCATACAGGGGTGGCGTATTAGGGTTTTCCTTAGAAAAATAGTCTGTTTAGGGTGTTTGAAACTCTAATTTCTTGTTATGATTCTTCTACCGCAACAAAGCGGGTTTAACTCAAAGGAAATCATCATGACAGTAGCCACCACCCTCAAGATCGTTGACCAACTCGGCTTGATCCAAGACCAGATCGACGCCTTGAATGAGCAAGCAGAGTCTTTAAAAGACCAGATCAAATTGTTAGGCGCAGGCACCTACGCTGGCACCATGTACGTGACCATCATCAAGCACACCCCAGAAAAGAAAAGCACAGCATGGTCTGCTGTGGCCAAGGAGTTGAATGCTCCTGCTGATTTGGTTGCTAAGCACACCAAGATCACCAAAGACATTTTGTCTGCCACGACAGAACCATTGTCCAACTAAACCCACGGGGCTTCGGCCCCCCACTAGGAGCACTTCATGGAAAACAACAAAAGCGATTACGCACGCGGCTTGGATGCAGGTTTGAAGTTGGCACTGGATGTCATCAACAGCACCGCCAACGCGCAGTTTGGAGACGTGGCAGAAGTTGGGATGTATCTGTGGTGGCCTGAGCGTTACGCCCATTTCAAAAAACCAGCCAAAGAAAAGGAAACAGCATGAAACGCATGTACATCAAAGCGTACAACGCTTTAAAAAAGATGGGGGTACCTGTCTACGTCCGTGATGACATGGATGGACGGTTTCAGATCAGCGCAGAAGATCCAGAGTCTTATCGGTGGGCTGACTACTACGACGGTGACGTGCACAAAGATTGGATCTTTGGCGTGAACCCAAAAATAGATGAAACATTGCGCAAGTCTAAATTGTTTTGCGAGTGGATCAACCCCGGTGAACTTGGCGTATACGAGGCTTAATATGAAAAACGTAATCATCACAAAAAACATCAAACTCGAGTTAACTGGCGAAGACTGGGACTTGTATTCCAGTGCAAAAAACCTTAGCAATTGCGCTAACTTTCTTAACTTAAACATTGCCACGGTGCTCAACACAACAGACGAGGCATCTGAGGCATACGACCTGTGCTATTCGTTCATGAAGCGCATGTCCCATGTGGGTGCCACCGACACTGAGCCAATGCATGTGCTCAACAAGATTCTTTCTAATTTTTATGGGGTTGAATATGTCTGATACATACTGGGACGACAAGGGCCGTTACAACGAGGAAATTAACGCCCTACAAGAGCTTATTCCGCGCTCTGGCTCCGTAGCCTACCCCCGTTCAAAAAACAAGCACCTAGAGCGGTTTCGTAAGGCTATGAACGCTTACTACGACCTGTACAACAACGGGCTGTGGAACCGGGCTCGTGAGTTTGCCAATCTGTTTAAGTTTTACGGGTTGCGTGAAGTAATGCGCTACGGTGAATTGAGCGACGGCACCCGGCGCGCTATCGATATCACCATGGACGAGTACGTTTTACTCGCGTATAAAGAGCAAGTTGCACTTGGAAACATCAAAGCAAAGGAGGAAACCCATGCTTAACCAAACCACCAAAGTATTTCGGCGCACCGTAGAAGAACACCCGGTGATCGAAGGCCCGTTCCATAAACAGCCATCTGAGTTTGCCATTTTGATGGCGATCATTGCGGTTATTGCGTTTGTTGTTGTTGTGCTTGATGTATTTATCTGGAGGCCCTAATGAAAGAACCAAGTCAACTCGCACGGCTATTGCTTGGTCAAGAGCATGTGAAGTTTTTCACCCAACAGGAATTTGATAGTTCATTGGCCATTGCAAAGGCGGAGATCATGACGGTGGCCATTGAGACGACCAAGCGCGCCATCATGATCGAGCGTGAAGAGTGCGCAAAACTGGCAGATGAATGTGTAGACATTGAGAAGCTGGGCGACGCCATCCGCAACCGTATACCAACGCAAAGGCAGTAATGCAATCAGGATGGAGAAAGAGACAAATCATGGACAAAATAGAACAAGCATTCCCCAACCCACACAGGACTGATATGGGTGGTATGTCGTTGAGGGATTACTTTGCGGCAAAGGCGCTACCATTTTTGATGTCTGCTTACGAAGACATGGATGCAATAGCAGGAGTCGCTTACAAAATGGCAGACGCAATGCTGAAAGCGAGGGAAGCATGACACCGACACCAAAACTGCGCTTTGTCGAGCGCGTGGATGGGTTTGAGCAATACGATGTTAAGGTAACTGAGCGTCACGGCACAGAGGTTTGCTATAGCCCCAAAAAAGTCCGCATCCTCCAGCAATGGTGGGAAGTTGAAAATATTACCGATGCTGTGCACAACAACATTCTTGATGGCGAATGGCGTGATATTCCATTGGAACAACAAGCATGACACAAGATGAAATCATTGAGATGGCTAAACAGGCTGGCCTTACTTCTGTTGATAAAAAAAGCCAATATTTGAGGGATTGTCTTGAACGCTTTGCCAAGCTAGTAGCACAGCATGAGCGTGAGGCATGTGCAAAGATATTTGATGAAGTAATGCCGCTTGTGCCGTTTGCGCAGAATGACCAAGGCGGTTGCCTAATATGCGGGTTCACACCAAAACTGGCGGCTAAAGCAATCCGAGCAAGGGGGCAAGCATGACGCCTTTAATTCGTGAAACTATCAAAATGGCTTTTGATGGTGGCATAGACCCTACCGAAATTCAATGGTTTGATTTATCGGGTTATGTAGACGATAGAAGCCATGCTGTTACCGAACCATTGATGAAATACCGCCCACCATTTGAGAAAAATATTGTGGTTTGGCGAGGAAAAACAAAAAGTCATGTTTCCTATGACACCATTTTTATGGTGGTTGGTACTGACCCCGAAGAAGGAATTGTTATTTCTACATGGAAAGGCGTGACAGGCCAGATGCCAACCAAATTTCCGCCAATGGTGTATTTAATTGAAGGGGATATGTTGCGTTATGGCCCTGTAGACGAGGGTCAAAAAATATCCAAAGAGATGGCGGAGACGTTGCTGGGTTTTTGTGGCAACTGGTTGGAATCATTGTCTCAGGCAACGCAGTCGCATAAGCCAATTGCCAAGCCTACATTTACAAACCAGCGAAAAATTAAAAATGGAAAGATGCCAACTTACGATTGGACTACGGTGGTGGTAGAACCCTCTAAGCCTAAAAGTGAGCATCAAGGTGGTACACACGCAAGTCCAAGATTACATGACCGCAGAGGCCATTTAAGGCGGTTAAAAACGGGCAAAACTTGTTGGGTTAAAGCACACAAAGTTGGAGACGTAACCAAAGGCACTGTGTTTCACGACTATGTTATTAACGACATCCGAGCAAGGGGACAAGCATGACACAAGATTTAAAAATTGGAGACATTGTGCAGGTTACACCGACCAAAGAAACGTTTGGTGCTTGCATGGTAGTGGTGACAGAGCTAAAGAGCTTTGGAATTCAAGGCTATGTCCAATCTGCTGGTGTGCCGGGACAGCAGTACATCAGGCTGAAATTTGATGAATTTGAATTTACTGGCGGCACCGCTGTATGGATTCCAAATGACTGACAAAGAATCCTTGGCACAGCCAGAGCAAGAGCCTTGCGGTTGGCAGTTTTACCAAGATGGTAAGTGGCACAACGGCATGGAAACAAACAACCACAGAGCAAACACAGAGCGTGCTGGAATACCTGTGCGTGATGTTTACCCAGCACCACAGCGCACAGAGCAAGAGCCTGTGGCGTATTTGTGCGAGAACGCAGTAGGGCATAAATATTTCCGATGGAAAAAGCCAACAAGCATATATAAGCCAATCGCTCTCTACACCCACCCACCACAGCGCACAGAGGAGAAGAACACATGATTGATTTAATAAGCACACATGAAGGCGTAGAAGAAGAAGTAAGGTGTGCGGCACATTTGATTGCAGGTGTAATTGCGATGGCCGTCGAAGACCTGTGCATGAAGCCTACAGAAGAAGAAATCAAAAACAATTGCAACTTGAACAACAACGCTATTAACTCGTTGAGATTCTTTTTCAGTTCAAAGTCAATTTTTCCTGTGTACGCAAGCTTTATTGGAATTGACGCAAACAGCTTTGTAAGGGCAATGGAAAGGCGTGAATTTGAGCTTAATGGCGTCAGGAAGTCGAAACAGGCCAAGACTCAGTATCTTAGCCAGAGGGACGTTAGCGCTCTTAAAACACGCATCTGCTGGTGGCAAAAGAACCCTGTGCAAAGTAGGCAGTTGGAACTGCAACTCTAGGAGCATTACATGTTTGAAACAATCGCTTGGGTTGTGTTGCTAATGACTTTGGGTGGAATCATATTCATGGGCGTCATTGTGATCATGATCTTGCTGGACAACGATTATTAGGGCAAACACCTATAAAATACTCTAATTTTTTGTTATACTGACACCACTGCAATCAAGCAGGTTTATTAAAGGAAATGAAAATGAAACTCGGATCACAAACTGGTAGCGTAATGAACCATCTCTACAGCCGCATGACGGTGGGAGAACCAGAATTGTTTGTAGGCATGGGCGTGACTTTCTTGTCGTGGACTGACCGTAGCCCCGGCACCATTGTTGAGGTCAACATGAAGAAGCGCTACATCGTGGCCACTGATGACACATACAAGCGCACTGATGACAACGGCATGAGCGAGTCACAAGACTACGAGTACACCACCAACCCAGACGGTTACAAGCGTTACTTCCGCAAAGACAAAAATGGCCAATGGCGTGGCATGCGTTTCAATGAAAACGGACGCCTTGTCTACTCAGGTGTTGGTGGCTTGCGTGTTGGTGAGCGCGAGAAGTATCACGACTTTTCGTTTTAAATTGGCACCATCATTAAACACACAACGAAGGAAAACATCATGCAAGACTACACACTCACCGTCATCAGCAAAACTGGCCACACCCACGACTTTGTGGTGTACGCCGCCACGTTGGATGCCGCCATTGACAAGATGCTGGACAAGATCAGCTACGACGTGCGCGAGATCCACACCGACGACGAAATCATCATTTGCTGAGGAGACACCCATGGTCACACAAGAACAATTCCAACACTGTGTGCCAACAGATCTGGGCTTCGGCCCAGTGACTGTGGCATATGATCGCATCGAGCCCGACCCTGAGCACAATCAGGGCGAATACTTCGACGTGTACATTTTCAATGGCGAAGAGAATCTGACCTACGAGTTAAACCGTTCTCAGTTCAAGCGCGCACAAGAAGTTGCCGTCACCCACCACCGTCACTACTAGGATCATCATGGCCACAGCTAAAAAACCCGCGGCAAAGAAAGAAGAACAAACATTTGCTATGCCCGTAGAAGTAAAGGACTGGATCGACCAAGCATCAAGCCGCATGAACCACATGCGCTCAGAGATCGATCGCCTCAAAGAAGAGAACAAGCAACTGCGCCGCTCACACAAACTCATGGAGCAACGCGTCATGGGCATGAGCCTTGAGTAATCTAGACAACTACACCCAGCTACAAAGCCTAATGATGGGCTATGACAACGCTGGGCTGTACTGGTGCAAGAGCATGAAGGCATGGGCACTGGTAGTCGAAGACAAAGAGCACCAAGCATTGCTGGTACAGCCAGAGCTAGACAATCTTATAAACATGTTGTTAAACTTAGACCTGTAAGCGCTGTAAGTATGCGCGAAAGGACTGCAACATGACCGAAGACAAAAAGAAAGTTGGACGCCCAATGGGCAAACTCCATCAGGACGACGTGCGCAAAAAGATCCAAGTTAGTCTATTGATAAAAAAACTAGAAGATCATGCACTTAACGATTCAGATGACACAGAAATATCATCGAGCAAGATGAGAGCAATACAGATACTGCTAAGCAAGTCATTACCTGACCTGAGTAGCATACAAATCAGTGGTGACGATACACAGCCACTGGTGGTAGAGAACAACGTCAATGTGTTTGGCGAGTTGCTCAAGAGCATTAAGTTACAGCGACAAGCGGAATGAGTGTCCTCGACGAGATCCTTGCTGACCCACAGATCAGTGAGGAGTTCGCTAACAGTCCGCTGATAGACCAGATTGTCATCAACTGGCAGTTACGCTGGCTCAGCAGTGAGGCGCACAAGCACCAGATCGAGCCTGCCGGCGAGTGGTGGAATGTTTGGCTGATGCTGGCTGGCCGCGGTGCCGGCAAGACCAGAGCGGCGGCTGAGACGCTGGCCATGTGGGCATGGGAGCAACCCAACACACGCTGGCTCGTTAGCGCGCCTACTAGCGGTGACGTCAAGGGCACCTGCTTTGAGGGCGACTCAGGGCTCCTCAATGTAATCCCCAAAGAATTGGTGGCGGACTACAACAAGGCACTGCACGAGATCAAGCTGATCAATGGCTCGTTTATTAAGGGTATCCCGGCCAGTGAGCCCGATCGCTTCCGCGGCCCACAGTTCCATGGTGGGTGGCTCGATGAGTTGGCCGCTTGGGACTACCTGCAGGAATCGTGGGACATGATTCAATTCGGCATCCGATTGGGTAAGCGCACTAAGCTCATATGCTCCACCACGCCCAAGCCAAAGGAAGTGGTGCTCAATCTAATTGAGCGTGAGGGCGACGATGTGGTGATCACACGCGCCAGCACGTATGACAATTTGAAAAACTTGGCGGTGAGCTTCCAGAAGCAGATCCTTCAGTACGAAGGCACCCGCTTGGGCAGGCAAGAGATCCACGCAGAAATTCTGGACGGTGAGGAGTTCGGCATTGTCAAGCGTGACTGGTTCAGACTGTGGCCAGACGGCAAGCCATTCCCACGCTTTGAGTACATCATCCAGAGCTACGATTGCGGCTACAAGGACGGCAAAGAGAACGACCCTACTGGATGTATCACCCTTGGTGCTTTCAAGCCCCTAGACGGCGGTATGTGCGTCATGGTGATCGATTGCTGGCAGGACAAGCTAACGTATCCAGACCTGCGGCCCAAGATCATTGAAGAGTACGAGGTGGTGTACGGCGAAGGCAAGGAAAAGAAGCGCGTGGACTTACTGCTGGTGGAGGACAAAGCCGCGGGTATCTCGCTCATTCAGGACTTGGAGCGCGCTCACTTGCCAGTGTTCGGGTACAACCCCGGCAGGGCCGACAAGACTCAGAGACTTAGCATTGTTGCTAACATTATCAAAGCTGGAAGAGTGTGGGTGCCAGAGCACGGCAAGAAGCGGGGCTACGTGCGTGACTGGGCTGAGGGCATGGTGTCGCAGATCTGCTCGTTCCCTGAGACGGCGCACGACGAGTTCGTTGACTGCATCAGCCAAGGGCTTAGATACCTGCGCGACTATGGCTGGATCAGCATTGATATCCCACCAAGGGAAGACTACGACGACGATGACATCTTTGATGCCGACGAGCACAACAAGAAGCGCAAAGTAAATCCATATGCGGCTTAGTTCCATACCGGGTAGGGAACTAGCAGGTTGTGGACTTACCGCATTACCGAAGGCATAATCCATGCATACCACAATGAAAGAGTAGCCGTGGAAACACCAATAGACATGGACAGGATGCGCCTTGAGCTGATGAAGGGTGGTGGCGACGTCTCTAAGTACCGCGATCCTAAGACGACAAAGATCGAAGATTGGAAGTGGCGCAAGATGCAGGACGTCCGCAAGGACATGCCTATCATCGAGGTGCCCGACTACGTTCAAAAGAACTATGGCGAGTTCATGAACCAGCAATTGGCCCGAGCACAGGCGGCAGGGCTGACCACACGAGACTTGCTGAAGGCATTCACCATCACTCAATCGAGCATTGGCCGCGGTGGGTTGTCTCATGCTACGGCCACCAAGACTGGCATGAAGCTCCCCAACACGGGCGACGAGGTGAGGCCAGAAGGGGCCTTTGCTGAGTGGCTGGGGTCACCCATGGGGCAGAGCTATTTGAACGCGGCAGAGCGCGGTATGGTGCATCAGCCTGCACTCAATGACGTGCGACAGAAATTCTCGCCGTTTGGCAAGCACAATCAATTGACAGACCAGATGATCTATGCGGCGCAGAACATGCCTGCCATGTCGCAGAACCTAAACCAAGCGATTACCGGGTCGAAGGATGACTACCGCGATTTTGCGGAGAAGATGAAGGGTGTGGCCGGGGCGAAGTCTGGCTTCATTGGATCGATGCTTGGCCGCGGTGATTTGCCGACGCTCGATGCGCGCCAATTAAATCTGCATTCATTGCCTGCAAATGTTGGCATTGGCTCTATCATGAATCGAGGCAAAGGTCAAGGGGCTCGTGAAGCCGTGGATCGATTAGCGTCAAGGCAGTCGGCCATGAATCTAAAGATAGACCCGGCCATGCAACCGCACTACCAACACTTGGCACACCATGCAGTATGGGATGCTTCGGGTAATAATCAAACAACGCACAATGACATTATTAAAGCCATGCGCGGATACGCTGAAGGAGGCGATGTGAACCCATTCGACTATGAGAACCCTGAGCACGTCACCAATGTTGCTGGCCACATTTCCAAGCACAAAGACTTTAACAAGATCCCTGACGTGCACAAGCACATGGGCGAGATGCTGTCAGCGGGTAACCACAAGTATTTGGAAGACCCCCGCGTCCAGCAGGGCATGCGCAAGGCTGGCCACAACGCTTACTACGTGCAAGAGAAGACTGGCAAAAAGATGCACCCATTGACGCCCAATGTGATCAAGAAGGCGGTTGGCGGTGCTGTGCCATCAGTCAATGAAATGCGCGCTGAGTTGGCCACCAAAAGGCCCACATCACTTTCAGATATGACAAAGATCGGGGCTATGGAAGCTCCCAACATGAATGTCAAGGAATATCTGCCGCCCAAGAATGATGGCACTCCAATGCCAGTTGGCGGTGTTGACATGAGCCCACAACAGACTGGCGATCAGTTGCTACCTCAGAGCTTGGTGCCCAAGCAACCGCCTGAAGGCCAGCCACCGCAGGGCGCAGAGCAACAGGGCATGCCTTCCCCATTGGGTGGTGGAGCGCCTCCTCAGCAAGCGCCAAGCAACATCTTACAGATGACGCCACAAGGGCAGGCTATGAACGCCATGACGCCACCCAAAGCGCCGCCTCAAATGGCTGATGGTGGTTCGGTGTCTTCATCTTGGATGCCTGACAACAATGCGCCATTTGACATCAATGACATCAACTTGTTAAAAGATGGTGGACAACCGCCTAAAGTTGAGGTGCGCCCTACCGTGTTTGATGACAAGGCATCACGTCGTAACCCAAAGATTGAAGCCGCGGCTCGTGCTTTGATGGAAGGCGACATGAAGCAAAAGGCGTATGCCAAGGTTGTGGCCAAAGAAAAGCCCGTCAAGCCTTATGAGTTCATTCCCAAGCCTGCCACTGATAAAGACGCAATGCGCGCACTACATGAGCCGAAGAAAGCAAAATGGCGTGGTCATGAGTCATGGCCTGCTGGCCACCGCGTAGGACTGCGGTTGGACATCCCGGCATATGAAGATCATGGCGTGTGGGTAAATTCAATACATGATGAGTCAGGCGGCGAGAAAAAACTTGCAACGTCCTACGGCCCCGTCTCCTCAGTGCGCAATGCTGAGTTTCAAGGCTCGCCACACAAAGCGGTTCGCGTGGCTACTGGTGAGCAGAACAAAGCGCCATTTGCCAAGATCATGGGTGATCTCGAGCACATGACTGAAGATCAGGCTGTCAAGCATTTTCAGAAGTATTTTAATCACCCTGATTATCGTCAGGTGGGCTACGACCCACGCCGTCATGGTGACTTCTATGACCGCGAGACGATGGAGCCCATCACCCATGCTGAACATGTGGTGCAGATTGGCCCGTTGGTGCTGGCCAAGAAGCCCAAGTACGGCAAGCGTGAGGTGTATGCCAAGGGTGGGTCTGCTAAGCCAAAGAAGCCCCTGTACTACGGCCCATCGCCAACATTAAGCAAGGCGGACATTGAGGCGCATGCTGAGCGTATGGCGCGTCAAGTGTCGGGGCAAGAAAACCCAACGGGCAAGACACTGCAACAGATGGCGCGTGAGAAAGATTTGCAAGTTGGAATTGAAAGCTCAAAGAAGAATGAGACGCCAATTATTGATTACGGAAACCTGAAGGGTTCGTACTCAGTAGGCGTACCCGGTGACACAAGCCGCGGTGGTGTAATGCCCACCAACAATTCAAACATGGACTCACCTGAAGCAGGCGAGTACCTTAAATCAATTGGCTTTGAAACTTTGGAGCAACCCGTTGGTTTGTACGGTGGCAAAGACTATGGTGCCTATGGCCATCCTGCTGGCTGGGCAAGTGACTTGGGTGCCAGCCGCGGTATGTTTAACGTTGTGAAGCGTTTGGCCAAAGATAATCCTGAGATGGATGTCTATGGCCACTACCACAAGATGTCACCAGAGGCGTTGTATCACGCAGTGCATATGCTGGACTCAGTGTTAGCGCACCATCAGCCGCACAAGTTGCCTAAAGAGCAGATTGAGCAACTCAACCATTTAATGCGCAATGTAAAGTTGACTACCAACAAGAATGACAAGCCCTATCCTGACTTTCCCGGTTTTGAAAATCCGTCGGACATTAGATTGCAAGCGCCATTTAATTCAGGCATGCGCAAGAAGATTATTAGCATGCTGGGCAAAGAGAAGTACATGGCTGGCGGTAAGCAAAAGCTAGATGACATCATCTATGCAATTAGCCATCCTGAGTTGCGCGACATTGAGACTGGTGCAGGCGGATCGTCAATCATTAAATTTGATCCAAACCGTAGCTTGAAGGAAAGCATTTCCCCTCACCCGACGTATGGTCACGACATACCATCAAAATTAGTGGGACGTACTCGTTACACTACGCCTGCTGATATTTTGGCACCACGTTCAATGCACAATGCTAGACAAGAGATTGCGCGGATGGGCAAGAAAGTTGTTCCGTTCAACCAAGCGAAGATGAACATTATTCGTGAGCCAATCGATGAGCAATACATCAATCAGATGGGCGAATACGAGCTTGCAATGAAGAAGCGCTTGGGCTACAAAAAAGGCGGCAAAGTGAACCTATCCACAAATATGGATATCATGAACTTAGAATTAAGCCGCAAATCAAAGAAGGCTAAATGATGGATGAATTAGACCCACAGATTACTGAAAACGAAGACGGTAGCGCGGTTGTAGATCTGCCTGAGATGCAGACGGAAGAACAGCCTGACGGCAGTGCCATTGTTACTGTTGAGGATGATGGCCCCGAAGTCAATCCAGATTTCTACGCCAACATGGCAGAGTCGTATGACCCTATGGAATTGACGTCGATGTCGGGTCGTTATATCGATTTGCTAAAGAGCGATAAGGATGCACGCGAACAGCGTGACAAACAATACGAAGAGGGCATCAAGCGCACTGGTATGGGCAACGACGCCCCCGGTGGTGCAACGTTTATGGGTGCCAGCAAAGTTGTGCACCCGGCCATGGCTGAGGGCTGTGTTGACTTTGCCGCTCGTGCAATCAAAGAGATGTTTCCACCTGATGGCCCTGTACGTACAAAAATCTTGGGCAAGATGGACGACGTTAAAGCTGATCGTGCTGAGCGCAAGCGTGACTATTTGAACTGGCAGATTACGGAGCAGATACAAGAGTTCCGTGACGAGCAAGAGCAGATGCTGACGCAATTGCCTTTAGGTGGATCGCAATACTTTAAATTATGGTTTGACGAGCAGAAGAAGCGCCCATGCGTGGAGTTCTTGCCAATCGACCGTGTGATCCTGCCATTTGCGGCCAGTAACTTCTACACCGCAGAGCGTGCCGCTGAAATGCACGAGATCACGCACTGGGAGTTCAATCGTCGTATTTCCACTGGCATGTACCGTGACGTTACGCTAGTAAAGGCAACGACGGAAGTCGAGCCAACCAAGGCGCAAAAAGCCAACGACAAGATTGAAGGCAAGAAGTACGAAGACAACAGCGATGGCCTGCGCAAGGTGTATCACATCTACACGTTCTTGGAATTGGAAGAGGACGAGTACAGCAAAGGCGAGATGGCTCCGTACATCCTGATGATTGACGAGTTGGACAACGAGGTTATTGGCCTGTATCGCAATTGGGAAGAGACAGACGACACGATGACCAAGTTAGATTGGATTGTGGAGTTTAAATTTATCCCGTGGCGTGGTGCATATGCAATTGGCCTCCCCCACTTGATTGGTGGACTCAGTGCGGCTTTGACGGGTGCTTTGCGCGCCTTGATGGATTCGGCTCACATTAACAACGCGGCCACGATGCTAAAGCTCAAGGGAGCAAAGATCAGCGGCCAGAGCCAGCAAGTGGAAGTGACGCAGATTGTGGAGATCGAAGGCGCACCCGGCGTTTCCGATATCCGACAGATCGCCATGCCCATGCCGTTCAACCCACCCAGCGAGGTCTTATTTAAGCTCCTAGGCTGGCTTGATACCGCGGCTAAGGGGGTAGTGACCACGAGCGAAGAAAAGATCGCTGACGTGTCTGCACAGGCTCCTGTGGGCACCACGCAGGCTCTGATTGAACAAGGGGCCGCGGTGTTTAGCGCTATTCATGCGCGACTGCACGAAAGCCAAGCACGCGTTTTGCGAATTCTTTGCCGATTGAACCGTTGGCACTTTGACGAGATGCGCAAGTCTGATGTGGTGGCTGACTTGGATATCAATCGCCAAGACTTTGCCAAGAACACGGATGTTGTGCCAGTGTCTGACCCGCACATCTTCTCTGAGACACAACGCATGGCTCAGATGCAGGCTGTGATGCAGTTGGCGGAAAAGCACCCTGACCAGTTCAACATGGGCGCTGTGTTGTCTCGCTCACTCAAGCAAATGAAGGTGCCCAACATCAATGAATTGATGAAGGACGTGCCTGCGCCTGAACAACGCACCTCTGCTGATGAAAACGCGGCCATGCTGATTGGCCAGCCTGCGTATGCGTACATGCAACAAGATCACATTGCGCACATTCAGGATCACTTGCAATTTGGCTTAAACCCATTCTTGGGCCAGTCGCCATTTGCAGATCCAAGTTACCTCAACCATTTAATCGAGCACATCAAGCAACACATGACGTTGTGGTACTTGAACCGTTCTAATGGTTATGTGGCTCAAACCCGCGGTGGAAAACCTGTGGATAACTATGATGATCCAAGGCTGACGGCAACGATTGACCAGTTGTATGCAACGGTTGGTGCCCATGTAAACTTAGATGTACAAGATACGTTCCAACAGTTTGCGCCTGCATTCCAGCAATTGATTCAGCAAGCTCAGAAACGTCAACAACAAGCCAAGCAAACATTGCCGCCTGATGCACAAGTCGTCCACGATACGAGTATGGCTGAAACTCAACGCAAGACGCAAAAAGACCAATCGGATATCCAATACGATCAAGCCAAATTGCAAGCTGACATCCAGAAGCATGCAATGGACAATCAAACCAAGATTGATATCGAAAATTCAAAGTTGACTCACGAAACGATTCAACATGCGAATGATGTGGCGGCAACTCCACAACAACCCCCTGCGCTACCACCCGCACCAAAGGCACCGCCTGCGATGTCAGCGCCACCACCACCACCCGAGCCAATGCCTCGACCCCAAGGAGTATGAAATGTCAACCAGTGAATACGAACAAAGAACCATCAACGTGCCACAACACAAGCGCATCGCCATGGGCGAAAAACTTGATGGCACCGCAATGCAACCCAAAGGCGGAAGTAACAATTCCAAGAAGCCTGTTGGCGGTTTGTCACAAGCAAAGAAAAAATGATTGGAGCAATATTGCACGTAATCAGGTTGCGACAAGGAGAGATCGCCTTATCTCTTGCTAATGGCAACGCAAATACGTGGGAAGCGTACCAACGCATGGTTGGTGAGAATCAAGGAATTCAATATGTCCTTGACTCCATTAACAGAATGTTAGACGAAGAAAAGAATCAAGAATAAGTCCCCCTAAAGGACTGAGGCCGCGCTGAAAAGCGCTTAAATGTTGCACCTGAAATATGGTGTGTTTTAGGAGTTAGTATGAGTGAAAGAGAAAAGATCCCAACGATCGGGGGAAGCGCGCAAGCGTCTAATCCTCAAGAGTTGGCATGGGCGTTCCCTGATGTAAATCCGGGGCAGGCACCTCTTGGAGGGCGCGTGATAGTTCAATTACGTCGCATCAAAAAGAAGGCTGGAATGATCATCATCGTGGATGAAACCAAAGAAAACGAAAAGTGGAACAACATGATCGGTAGGGTCGTGGCACTTGGGCCTTTGGCGTACAAGAACCGTGAAACCATGGAGTCTTGGCCAGAGGGAACTTGGGCACAGGTTGGAGATTTTGTTCGTGTACCTCGATGGGGCGGCGATCGTTGGGAGCGCAATGTTCCTAGCGAGGAATCTAACGAAGACCAAGTGTTATTCATGACGATTAATGATCACGAGGTGATAGCAAAAATCACTGACGATCCGTTGTCGTTCAAAGCCTATGTTTAAGGGATAAAAAATGAGCACAGATACCAAAGAAAAGATTGAATTAATGGTGCAAGAGGAAAAAGACGGCTCCGCAGTTGTCGATTTACCAGAAAGCATGATTGATGACGATCTTGACCAAAATCCGCCTGCTAAAGCAGACAATGAGGGCTTAGATCGTGAGGATCTAGACCATCCAGACGACGATCAAGAGCTTAGAGAGGCCAAACGCAACCGTCGTAAGGCCAAAAGACAAGCTTTTAGGGCTGAAAACAAGGAAAAAGACGTTCGTTTGCAAGTTCTACAGCGCGAAAACGAAGAATTTAAGCGCCGCTTGTCAAATGTTGAGCGTGAAACCAAGCAAGGTCAGATCTCGCGCATCGACAAGAACATTGAGGACAGCCAAGTACGCTTGGAATACGCCAAAATGAAGCTTAAAGAGGCCGCGGATAACAGTGACGGCGAAGCAATGGTCGAAGCCCAGACGTTATGGCGTCAAGCTGAAGATCAAATCAACAAATTGCAGGGAATGAAGCACCGCGCATCGCAAGAAGCGCAAGCACCTGCTCATCAAGAGATGCCTAATCCAACTGTTCAGCGTAATGCGGCGGATTGGATGAAGCGCAATTCTTGGTATAACCCAGACGCAAGTGACAGTGATAGCAAAGTTGCAAAGAAGGTGGACGAACTGTTGGTTACAGAGGGATGGAATCCTTCTGATCCCGATTATTGGGATGAACTTGACAGCCGCTTGCAAAAATCATTGCCACACCGTTACAATCAAACATCGAACGGCGATTTTGCTGTTAGAAAACCGAGGAACGTTGTGGGAAGTTCAGGTCGTGAAGCTTCGGCGGCATACGGAGGACGTAACAGTTCTCAATTCATTCTTTCTCCTGAAAGGGTTAAGGCGATGAAGGAAGTAGGCGCATGGGATAACCCAGACCGCAAGAAGCGAATGATTGACGAATTCAGAAAATATGATCGTCAGAACCAAACCCGTAACTAATACTTGGAGCAACTAACATGGATTCACGTTTAAAAAAATCTCTCAAAGCTGGTGGACGCGATGATCGCGCAAGTGAGGACGCAACCCGTTCAGCCCCAGAGACAAAGTTCATTTCTACGCAAGAACGTCGCAAGATGTGGGACGAGGAATGGACGCAATCAGCATTGCCGAAACTGCCCAATTTAGATGGGTGGCACCTTTGCTGGCTTTCGACAACCAATAGCTACGATTCAATCGATAAGCGGATACGCAATGGGTACGTTCCAGTTAAATCTGAAGAGTTACCGGGCTATGAAGACTATCGAGTCAAATCTGGAGAGCATATTGGGCATATTTCCTGCAACGAAATGTTGCTATTTAAATTGCCAATGGATATTTATCAGGATCTCATGTTGTATCACCACCATGATAAACCTCGTGAGGAAAGCGACAAAGTTCGCGTTCAGATCGAAAATCTTCAAGGGCAAAGAGATAGCAATGGCAAGTCGCTAGTAAATGTTGAAGGCGAAGGTCTTGGCTCTTTTGATCAGCAACCAAGCAAAGTCCCAGTTTTTTCTGGGTAATCTTTAACTAAGGAGTTTTCATGAGTTCTACCTCTGCTCCGTTTGGCTTGCGTCCTGCGTTCCATCCCTCTGGTCTGGATCGTGCTCAGGCGCTTGCTAACGGTATCACGTCAGGTTTGGCCGTCAATATTTTGAAGGGTCAGCCTGTTGTATATACAACCGCCGCCACAGTCGGTGCTACTGGTGCCGCCAACGGCACTATCATCCCAGCGGGTACCCCCGGTAACAGCGCCGCATCTTCTGGCTATCAAGTCGCAGGTGCATTTGCTGGTACTGAGTGGACTGATACCACGGGCCGTCGTCGCATATCCAATTATTGGCCAAGTGGTACCGCATTCCAAACGGGTTCCTGCATCGCTTATTTTTACAACGACCAAAACATCGTTTATGAAATTCAAGGTGATGGTACTTTGGCTCAAACCTCAATTGGTAACGAGTACAACTTCAGCAACATTACCGCTGGTTCCACAACCACTGGTTTGTCGCAAGCAACTTTGGCTGTTGCATCCGCTCAAACGAACGGTGCTCAAGGTCAAATGCGCGTTGTTGATATTGCACCATATGTGGACAACAACTGGGGTGATGCATACGTGATTGTTCGCGTAACATTGCCATATGTGCAATTTGTTGCGGCAACTACTGCTGTCGTTTAAGGAGTAAATTACTATGGCCGCACCAATGCGAAGTACGGACTTCCGTTCCATCGTTGAGCCAATTCTCAACGAGTGTTTTGACGGAGTCTATGACCAAAGAGCCGACGAGTGGAGCCGTGTGTTCCGCGAAGAAGACGGCATTCCCCGTAACTATCACGAAGAGCCCGTCCTTTATGGATTTGGAGCCGCGCCCCAATTGCCCGATGGCACCCCGGTGACCTATCAGCAAGGTGGCGTACTCTTCTTGCAACGCTATGTGTACCGAGTGTATGGCTTGGCCTTCGCTTTGACCAAAGTGCTTGTTGAAGACGGTGACCATATTCGTATCGGTCAAGTTTATGCGCGCCATTTGGCACAGTCTTTGGTGGAAACCAAAGAACTGTTGTCGGCTAACGTGCTGAACACTGCGTTTAACTCTAGCTTCCCCGGTGGCGATGGCGTTTCTTTGGTCAACACTGCTCACCCAATTGTGAATGGTACGTTTAGCAACCAGTTGGCAACTGCCGCTAACTTGTCGCAGACTTCACTAGAGCAAATGCTGATTCAAGTCCGTCAAGCAGTTGACAACAACGGTAAGAAAATTCGTTTGGTTCCACGTCAATTGATTGTGGCACCCGGCAATATTTTCCAAGCCGAAGTGTTGTTAAAGAGCGTTTTGCGTACTGGTAATGCAAACAACGACATCAACCCCGTCAAGTCAATTGGCTTGTTGGACGAAGGTGCCGCTGTTATCAGTCGCTTGACCTCATCTACTGCATTTTGGGTGCAGACTGACGCCCCAGAAGGGTTGAAATTGTTGATGCGTCGTCGTCTTGAGAAAACCATGGAAGGTGACTTTGAAACCGACTCCATGCGTTACAAGGCTACGGAGCGTTATACAGTTGGCTTCACTGACCCGCGTGCCGTTTACGGCACTGCTGGCGTCTAAAGCAAACAGGGCTGGTCTAAAAAGCCAGCCCTTTTTTTTAACTGATCAAGCTTTTCAAGGAGAAGATCAAATGCCTCAATTTTCCGACGACCTATTTTTAGGTACTGCTATTACGACTCAGGGTACAGATCAATACCCTGCTGTTGCAACTTTTACTGGTTCAATTGCTACCACTACATTGACCGTTACCGCGATGCTTTCGGGTGACCCAATTACTGTGGGTATGTTTATTGACAGTTCAACTTCACTTACCAATGGAACCTACATTACCGCTTTTGGTACGGGTTCTGGCGGTACAGGCACTTACACCGTAAGCGCCTCACAAACTGTAGCAAGCTCCACCATCGTTGGTTCTGGTAATGCTTTTTTGCAAAACCCATCTCCAATGAGCGTAGGCGTTGGCCCATTAGGGCGCGTTTATATTTGGGACGCTGTACCACAAGCAAAAGTGACAACCAACATTGTTGCCGCTGTTATCACAACTGCTACCACGCTCACGCTTGCCGCAGGTGCTGGTGTTACATCAACAACCATTACTGGTGGTGCAACAGGCTTGCAACTTGATTGCCCTCGTGCGGTTTCTACAACCACTGGTGCTGGCACTCCGACTTCTGTCAACATTACTGTTTCTGGTTACGACTACTACGGTCAAGCCATGAGCGAGGTAATTGCAACAGGAATAGTGGCGTCTACTACTGTCAGTGGTAAGAAAGCCTTTTACCAAATTGCTAGTGTTACTGCATCTGGCGGAAGTGTGGTAACTGTTGCGGTAGGTACAACTGACATCTTGGGCGCACCATTGCGTATCATTGATAGAGGCTACGTTACCCGCGCTGGTTGGGACAATACTTTGGCTGAAGATGCTGGAACTATGACTGTTGCCGCTACCGCCACAGCAACCACAACCACTGGTGATGTGAGGGGTACTTATTTGCCCTCGTCTGCTTGTGACGGTATCAAGCGTCTTGTGATGGGAATAGCCCTGCCAGCAATTGCGGCAGGCCCGAATGCAACCCGTGCTGGCGCTCTTGGCGTCACACAAGCATAAGGAGAACAACATGGGTCAATTTAAACCAATGGTCAAAATGATGACCACGGAGCCTTCAGTAATTCTGAAGCTTAAAAAGGGCGGCAAAGTTGAGAAAAAAGCAGACGGCGGTTACATGCCTATGCAGTCCACTATGCCTGCTCAAGCACCAGCAATGGCAAGTGCCCCAATGGGCATGGCACCTAAGCGTCCGTCAATGATGGCTCGTCGTAAAGCGATGAACCCTATGATGATGGCCAAAAAAGGTGGCAAAGCTGAAATGCATGACGACGCCGCTCAAGATCGCAAAATGATCAAGAAGGCTATGGCTGGTAAGAAGTTTGCTGATGGCGGCGGTGTTACTGCATCCATGGCAAAAACTACTGTCAAGGGCAATGCTGGCAAGTATTTAAATGGTGACATGGGAACTGCTGAACACGGCTCCAAGTCTAAAAAAGGTACTGGCGATGTCAAGATGGGTAATGCAGGTGGCTATGCCAACGGCGGCACTATCAAAGGCAACGCAGGCAAGTATTTAAATGGTGACATAGGAACCGCTGAACATGGTTCTAAAGCCAAAGGCGGCACTGGTGGCGTCAGAATGGGTAACGGCGCGGGTTTTAAAGATGGCGGAAACGTCAATTGGGAAAACCGCCCTGCTGATACGGCCAAACCCGGCGTGACCAACACCACCACTGGTGGCGTAAAAAAAGCCAACGGCGGCGGCTACAAGATGGGTGGTTCAACAAAAAAAGCCTACGCGACGGGGGGAACTGTTGATACAGGCAAACCCGTCGCGATGCCGAAGAAACCTGTCAGCCGCCCTGTGGCAAACAGCATGCAATCTGGCACCTTTAAGGATGGCGGAGAAGTCTCAAAAAAGGCTAAGGGTGGAACCAGCACTTGGGGAGGTTCCACTCCTTTGCGTTTATTGAAGACCCATACAGGCCCGAAGGGTCACGTTGCCAAGGTTTATAAAGACGTAGATTACGGTGAGCATCGAGTCAAATTCTTTGATCCAGAGGGTAAGCATTACAAAGATGCCGACTACCACACGGATGACAAAGGAGACGCGCATGACACCGCAAAGGGTCAATTAAACCGTTACCAAAATGGTGGCGAAGCAAAAAAGTATGAAAATGAATCTCGTGTTACCCCATCTGGCGATCCCAAAGTGATTACAGACAAAGCAAGCCGTGAGCTTGAAGAGGCGCTGAATCCTTTGAGTATGGCCAAAGAGGGTTATCAAAAGATGAAGGATTACTTTACTAGCAAGCCAGCACCAGCGGGTAGCGTTACAAAAACTGAAAAATCAGTTACTGTAGCGCCTAAACGGAGCGGCGGAAGAGCAATGTGCTGAACTGAGTAGGGGCTTCGGCCCCTGCTTTTAATTGGAGAAAAATATGGCTGATGCAGTTACGAGCCAAACGCTTATTGATGGTGAGCGCACGGTCATTATGAAATTTACAAACATCAGTGATGGCACTGGTGAAAGTGCGGTTTTGAAGGTAGACGTTTCTGCGTTAACCCCTAGCGCTTCTGGGCAAACTTGTACCAGAGTAACGGTTACCAAAATCTACATTTCCAATCATGGCATGGAAGTCAGAATGTTTTGGGACGCTACAACGGATGTGCCGTTCTTTCTTTCATCTCCCACTGCTACGCAGACACTTGACATGAGCGCTTTTGGCGGTATCACCAACAACGGCGGGGCTGGCGTTACTGGCAATATTGTTTTTAGCACGGCTGACGCATCTTCAGGCGACACTTACTGGTGCATATTGGAGATGACCAAAGGGTACAACTAATCATGACACACATCAAATCTAAAAAAGCCATGGGTGGACGTGCAATGTCCACAAATCCAATGGACTACGACAGTGATGTGGATTATTACAAAGCTATTGGCGACCCTCGTGGTAATGAGGACGATGATGGCGATGACACTGCTAGTCGAATGACTCGCACGCAACAACACAAAAGCAAACAACTTGTAAATAAACTAACTGCCAATCGCAAAATGTTTGACATTGCAAAAGCCTCTGGGAAAACTGCAGAGTCTGAAAAGCAATTGGGCCGTTTGCAACGCCGCGGTGAGTCAAACCGACTGCGCAATTTTACTGAACATGCTGAAAAAAGTGGCGCATCCGACAAGGCCGCGAGTCATCGCAAAGAGTGGTCAGAAAAAATTGGCAAGGGCAAAGTTGCGCCATTTAAAGATGGCGGAAAAGTAAAGTCTAACTGGTAAAGGAAAAATTATGGCATCAATAGCACAACTTGGGTCAATGATGACGCCTGCTAATGGCGATGCACCACGTCCTACTGACACACCTCAAATGCCTTCAGGCCCAATTGGTGGCAAAGGTTTAGGCGGTGGAGGCGGTAGCGCGCAAGACGGATTGGGACAAATCAATTCTGGTGCCGCTACTGTGGGATCGGCTATTGGTACGGCCCAAAGCGCACTTGGTGGCGGTGGTGGCAACCCAAACCCAACAATGTATAAAAAAGGTGGAGAAGTTAAAAAAAGCTATACCACTGGTGGAAAAATCAATCTCAATGCTTGCGGTGTTTCTACAACATCAAAGGGCAAAAAGAATTCTGATTGGTAAATATGACTAAGAAGGGCTTGTATGCAAACCTTAATGCAAAACGCGAAAGAATTGCTGAAGGCTCTGGCGAAAAGATGCGCCGAGTTGGTAGCAAAGGTGCGCCAACGGCTGAAGCCTTCCGAGAGTCAGCAAAAACCGCCAAATTAAAAGAAGGCGGCGTAAGTCTTGCGGTTGGCCGCGGTGAAAAACTTTCCGTAAAACAAGGCGCAGGACTTACAAAAAAAGGCAGAGAAAAGTACAATCGAGAAACAGGTTCTAACCTCAAGGCACCTCAACCTCAAGGCGGCGCACGTAAAGATTCTTTTTGTGCCCGAATGAGTGGAGTTGTGGAGCACGCTAAGGGCGATGCACCAAGGGCAAAAGCCTCTTTGAAGCGTTGGAACTGCTCTGGATGGTAAAGGAATAAAATGGCATACAGCGGCACCGTCGGTCAGACAGTTGTTACCGTTCAGCAGTTTATTGACCAAGGCGCTCGTCATTCGGGCAAGTTGGCTGAGGAACTGACGGTTGAACAAGTGCAGGCGTCTAAGCAGGCGTTGTTTTTCATTTTGTCTAACCTGATTAATCAGGGCATCAATTATTGGGCGATTGACAAAAAAGTTTACGGCCTCCAGCCTGACCAGTTTGAATACCTGCTTCCATTGGGTGGCAATGACGTTTTGAACGCCTTGTACCGTTGGATGACGCGTCCAACGCCTGCGGCAGGCGGGTCATATTTTTCGTCGTCTGGCGTAACTGGATTGGCGTTTGACAACAACGTATTGACATCTACTGCACAGACAAGTCCAAACGGAAATATTGGCGTAGATTTTGGTGTAGATTATCCAATCTATGCTGGCTCGATTGGTATATTGCCTGCAACGTCTGGAAGTTTTCACATTTTGCTGGAATGGTCTTCGGATAATGTAACGTGGAATTTGCTTGAAGATACGGGCGTAACAACATGGGTAAGTGGCCAGTGGTTGTGGTACGACATTGACCCCGGCGTTACTGCGCAGTATTACCGCATGCGCGAGACTGGCGGCGGCACGCTCGACGTGTCCGAGTTCTACATTGGCAACAATTCGACAGAAGTCACTATGGCGCGCCTGAACCGCGACGACTACACCAATTTGCCAAACAAAAACTTTACAGCCAACCAACCGTATCAATATTGGTTTAACCGCACTTTGCCGCAGTCTAAGATTGTGTTGTGGCCAACACCATCAGATCCATTTGTGCAAATGACCATTTGGTACTCGCGCCAAGTTATGGATGTGGGCGACCTAAATGGCGAACTGGAAATTCCCCAGTATTTTTACCAAGCAATACAAATGATGCTGAGCCATCAAATGAGCTTGTTGTTGCCCAGTGTAGACATGCCAAGAATTCAATATTTGGAGGCGCAAGCAGAAAAATACTTCCAAATGGCTGAGAGCGAAAACCGCGACAAATCACCCATTTATTACGCTCCAAATATTTCTGTTTATACGAGGTAATTTATGCCTCGTTTCCTTGATACAGTAGGTAACGCATCGGTAGCGATCTTTATATGCGATAGATGTCGCATGAAAAGAGCTATTGATGAGGCAATGCCAGATCCCAATTTTCCCGGTCTTAAAGTCTGCCAACAAAACTGCGCCGATCAAATTGACCCATATCGCTTGCCGGCAAGAAAGACTGAAAAAATTGCTTTGCGTTTTCCGCGTCCTGATGTCAGCGTGGCAACTGATCCAAACGACATTGTTGTGGCTTCTAGTTCCATACTCAGTACGGAACAAAACACCAATCTCATTGAAAATGATGGAAACATTGACATAATTGATCTACAACCGTAATGGCACAAGTAAAAATAACTGATTTACCCACGGCACTTGCTTTAACTGGCAGTGAATCGGTACCTATTGTCCAAAACGGAGTAACTGTTCAGACTACAACTGGCGATATTGCGGCACAACCAAACTTGCAATACACGTTTTTGACTGTTACACAGCAAGCTGGGTTGCCAAATTCACGTTATTTGGCAGTTGGAAGTGGGCTCCAGACAGTTGATACTGGTGCTCAAGGCACCGTACAAATCAATTTAACTGGTGCGGCATCAAGTTTAAATGCATCTGGTGTTGGAATACAAGTTAAAACCGACGCAAACACGCTCACAGCGCGTCAAATTACGGTTGGTACAGGGTTAGGTGTTGTCAATGGTACTGGGGTGTCTGCAAACCCTCAAATAACGCTTGGTGCCTTCCTTGCTAACTTTCAATCCATGTCTGGCTCGACTGGTTTGGTTGGTGTAAATGCTGGGCTGGTTAGCGCTTTGGCAATTGCTGGAACGCTTGGAAATATTAGCGTTGTAAATCCTGATGGGTCAACGGGTAACCCTACTATAAATTTAATTGCAACTGGTATTTCTGCTGGAAATTACGGTTCGGCAAGTGCAATTCCAGTAGTTACAGTTGATGTATTTGGTCGAATTACTTCAATTACTACTCAGCCAGCATTAGCGGGTGGTACGGTTACTCAAATTAATACTGGCACTGGTCTGACTGGTGGCCCAATCACTAGTACTGGCACAATTTCAATTGCCAGCACCGCTGTCACTGCTGGGTCTTACGGCTCTACAACTGAGGTCGGAACCTTTACGGTTAACGCTCAAGGTCAATTGACTGCCGCCGCCAACGTGACAATTAGTGCCGCATCAATTGGCGCGGTGACTGCCGTCAATGGCACGGCAAATGAAATCACCTCGACAGGCACAACGACTGTCACGCTGTCTTTGCCTACGGCTTTAACCTTCACTGGAAAGACAGTGACTGATGGGACGTTTAATGCCACTGCGGTGACCGTGGGCGGCATAAATGTGGTGACCTTGACGGCTACCCAGACCCTGACTAACAAGACACTAACCAGCCCTGTCATCTCGACAATTGTTAATACTGGCACGTTGACTTTGCCCACCAGCACCGACACCTTGGTTGGCCGTGCGACCACCGACACTTTGACCAATAAGACGCTGACATCGCCTGTCATCGGAACCATCGTCAACACTGGTACGCTGACTCTGCCCACCAGCACCGACACCCTAGTTGGTCGAGCAACAACAGATACCCTGACTAACAAAAGGATTGATCCTAGGGTGTTGTCTGTGGCTTCTGCGTCGTCAGTGACACCCACAATTGCTTCCTATGACGAATATGCTTTTACAGCCTTAGCGGCGACCCTAACAATTAATGCCCCTACTGGAACTCCTGTCGATGGAAATTCTTTAATTTTTAGGTTTTTAGATAATGGAACAACCCGCACATTGACGTGGGATGCGACTTATGTGGTAATTGGAGTAACACTTCCAACGGCTACAACAGCAAATAAAACAACGTATGTGGGATGCATCTACAACGCAAACAACACACGTTGGGACGTGATTGCGGTAACAACTCAACTGTAAGGAAAACACAATGATTAAAATTGATTTTAAATTTGATTCACCTTGCGGCGTATTTTCTGATGCAATTCATTTGCCAGAAGACCACACGCTTACAGATGCTGAAATTGAAGCGATGAAGCAACAACGATTTGACAATTGGTGGGCTATTGTGAACGCACCCCCTGCTGAAGAAACTTCTACAGAGTAACAAATGGCCAATCGCTATTGGGTAGGTGGAACTGGCGCTTGGAGTGACGTAAGCACAGCTAATTGGTCTACAGCCACAGGTTTGTCTTTTACTGCCACTTGCACTGGTACTGCTTTAACGACTACTGGATCACCCGCACTTGTGGCGGGGATGACTGTATGGTCAAGCGCCCATGTTTCACTTGGCACAATTGTCAGCGGTGCAGTTAATACGTGGGTTGTGTCTGTTGGTGGCACTTACGCATCGCAAAGCATGAGCGCGGCGACTGTTGGCGCGTCTGTACCAACAGCGGCAGACTCTGTATTTTTTGATGCCAATTCAAATAGTGGCACAACGGCATTTACAGTCACCATGTCGGTTACGCCAAGACTATGTAATGACTTTACAGCGTCAGGGCTTGATGGAACGATGACGCTTGCTGGTTCTGCTATTGGATTAACAGTATCAGGCAGTCTCACATTTCAAGCCACAAACTTTACTATAACATATAACGGAGCAACCACATTTAACGCAACAACAACTGGAAAAACAGTAACTACCAATGGCGTTGCTTTTGGTGCAAATGTTGATTTTAATGGCGTTGGCGGAGGATGGACGCTTGGTAGTGCTTTATCTAGTGTAACAGTTGTTGTAACAAGTGGAACATTTAGTACTTCTTCCTCGGGAAATTATGCGGTAACTGCTACTGCTTTTAGCTCAAGTGTCGCAACCGCAAGAACAATTAATTTAAATGCATCTACATTAACATTAAGCTCTAATAGTAATGCTTGGAATATGGCAACCAGCACCAGTGCAACACTTAATGCTGGAACATCAACAATTAACATTACAAGTGCTTCTGGGCCAGTTTTTAATGGTGGTGGATTAACTTATTACAATGTAGCGTATACATCAGGTGGTTTAACCTCTGCGGCAACAATTACAGGCACAAATACATTTACCAATTTATCTCTGGCCAGCAGAACTAGTCTTGGCATTAGTCAATATAATTTTGGCGCAAACCAAACAATAAGTGGCACATTAACTATAAGCGCAGGCACTGCGGCGGCATATCGCACAATGATTGCCTCTGACACTGTGGCAACTTCACGTACATTAACAGTTGCAACTGTTGCGTCTTTAACTGATATTGATTTTAGAGATATTGTTGCCGCTGGCGCATCAGGTACTTGGTCAGGAACTAGGTTAGGTAATTGTAAGGGAAATAGCAACATTACTTTCCCTGCGGCTAAGACTGTTTATTATGGTCAAACTGGTAGTAATAACTGGGGCGGTGCAGGATCAGGCTCATGGTCTGCAACATCAGGCGGCGCATTAGATGCCACTCAGTTCCCATTAGCACAAGATACTGCAGTATTTCCTGCGGCTACTTACCCTGCAAGCGGTTCTACGACAACCATTAATGGCAATTACAACATAGGAACAATAGACATGTCGTTGCGAACGTCAAATACTATGACGTTGGCAAATACCTCAAGTAACCCAGTCATATATGGCAATTGGATTAATGGTACTGGTATTACATTATCGAGCGTAAACAACATATATTTTTCAGGGCGTACAACACAAACTATTACAAGTGCTGGCAGAACATTTACTCAAGCTATTTTTATTGACAGCCCAAGTGGTTCTGTTGCTTTGCAAGATGCATTGACAACAACAGCAACAGCAACAATTGTGCTTACAACTGGCACATTAAACCTAAACAATTTTACGTTATCCATAGGTTTATTTAGTTCAAGCAATACAAACACTAGAACAATTGCGTTTGGTACAGGTCAAATATCTTGTACTGGTACAGGTACGGTGTGGTCTACATCAACAGCCTCAAACTTAACAACAACAGGCACACAAGTCGTTAACGTCACAAGTACGGGTTCTACTCTTATTACTGTTGCACCCGGTGCATTATCACAAGCAAACTCTATCAGTTTTAACTTTACTGGTGGGATTTATGCCTTGACGTTTTTATCAGGAACCAGCCACACAGCAAGAAACGTAGACTTTACTGGTTATGCTGGAACATTAGGTGCAACAGGCGTTAATGCCACAATATATGGAAATTTAAAATTTTCTACAGGCATGACGCTTACTGCTAGTACAAACGCAATGTTATTTGGGGCAACTAGTGGCACTCAGCAAATAACAACAAACACCAAAACAATAGATTTCCCGCTTAATTTTAATGGAGTTGGTGGGACATTCCAACTGCAAGATGCCTTGACAATGGGTTCTACAAGAACTTGTTTTTTAACCGCTGGAACTTTAAATTTAAATGGACAAACATTAACTGTTGGCTTAACATTGCAAACTGTAGCAGGAACAAAAAACTTAACTTTTAACGGTGGCACATTAGTCTGCCCAACAGCCTCTACAACTGCTTTTTATAACGTTGTTCCCGCAGGTTTTACAACTACCGCAGGCACAGGCACAGGCACAATTTCAATGACTGCCGCAACTGCTAAGACATTTGTGGGTGGTGGCTCTACCTTTAACTGCACATTACAAAACGCTGGTGCTGGCGCATTGACCATAACAGGGTCAAACACATTTACAAGCATTTCTAACTCTGTTCAACCTACTACTTTCACGTTTACTGCGGCAACAACTACCACAGTAACCAACTGGAACGTCAACGGAACTGCGGGTAACTTGGTGACGATTGGCTCTGCAACTGCCGCAAGCCACACGCTGTCAAAATCAAGTGGAACTGTCAATTCAAACTATTTGTCTATCAGTAGATCGACGGCTACTGGTGGAGCTACTTGGAATGCCATAAATTCGACAGACGGGGGCAATAACTCGGGGTGGAATTTTATTACCTCTGCGTCAAGCGGTAACTTCCTAATGTTACTAAGATATCGATAAAATCAAGCAAGGAGGACAAACCCATGTCAGCATCAGGCTATACCCCAATTTCGTTGTACTACAGCACAACAGCGTTAGCCGTGCCGTTAAATACAAATCTTGCCAGCGGCGAGTTGGCAATCAACATTCAAGATGAGAAGTTGTACTTCAAGAATGCGGCTGGAACCGTCAAGTTGTTGGCATCAAACGCCACCTCTGCGCCAGTTCTGTCCTTCCAGACATCTTTGGGTGGCTTGACACCGTCAACTGCAACAACTGGAGTAGTGACCCTTGCAGGCACGTTAGATACGTCTTCTGGCGGTACTGGGCTGACTTCTTACACCGCTGGTGACCTGTCCTACTATGCTTCGGGCACTATTCTGACCAAGTTGGGAATCGGTACGGCGGGACAGATTCTGACCTCTACGGGTACGGCACCCCAGTGGTCTACATTGTCTGGCGTGGCGGTGACCACAATTTCGTTTGGCACGACTGGTCTGACCCCATCAAGCGCGACTTCGGGCGCGGTAACGGTGGCGGGAACCCTTGTGGCCGCAAACGGCGGTACAGGTTATGCGTCGTATGCGGTGGGCGATTTGCTTTATGCCGACACCACCACAACTTTTGCAAAACTTGCTGATGTGGCCACTGGTAATGCATTGATATCAGGCGGAGTTACCACGGCCCCAGCTTGGGGAAAGATCGGGCTTACAACACACGTCTCTGGTACGTTAGGTGGCACAAACGGTGGCACAGGCGTCAACAACGGAGCAAACACCATCACCATTGGTGGCAACGTCACCATGTCAGGGGCTTACACGTTCACGGGTAATTTAAGCGCTAACACAAGCGTGACATTCCCAACAACTGGAACATTGGTCAATTCGGCTGTAACCACCTTATCTAGTCTTGTAAGCGTTGGCACCATTACCGCGGGGACTTGGAATGCCACCATTATTGGCGCTACTTATGGTGGAACGGGCGTAAATAATGGCGCTAACACAATTACTGTGGGTGGTAATGTTTCCACTGCTGGAGCGCTCACAACTGCTGGGGCATTTACAACCGCTGGTGCTTTTGGTCTGACTTTGACCACAACTGCTCTTACCAGTGTTACTTTGCCAACCTCTGGAACGCTGGTAAACACTGCTGTAACGACATTGTCGAGCCTTGCTAGTATTGGCACAGTTACCTCTGGAACTTGGAATGCTACCGTTATTGGCGCAACCTACGGTGGCACTGGAGTTAACAACGGTGCAAATACCATTACTGTTGGTGGAAATGTTTCTACAGCAGGAGCTTTTACGACCGCTGGAGCGTTTGGACTTACCCTCACCACCACTGCTCTTACGAGCGTTACGTTGCCAACAAGCGGCACTTTGGTAAACACTGCTGTTACAACATTGTCTAGTTTGGCAAGTATTGGAACCATCACTTCAGGTACGTGGAATGGAAGCGTTATTGGGCCTGCTTATGGTGGCACTGGCGTGGCAAACAACGCCGCTAGTACCCTAACCATTACAGGAAACTTTGCCACAACTTTTACGGTTTCTGGAACCACGGGGGTGACTTTGCCAACGACTGGAACGTTGGCTACGTTGGCTGGTACTGAAACATTGAGCAACAAGACCATTCAGGCTCGTGTTGTAAACACTGCTACAGCCGCATCTATCACAATAAACGGTGACACAACAGATATAGCCACAATGCCTAATACCCAAGGTGCGGCAACATTTACTGTTAACGCGCCTACAGGAACGCCTACAAACGGGCAAAAATTGATTTTTAGAATGTCTTCTACTGCTGTACAAACGTTCTCATGGAATGCTATTTTTCAAGGCTCTAATGACGTTGCATTGCCTACTGTATCTAGCAGTGGTGGCAAGTATGATTACATGGGGTTTATGTACAACTCTGTCAATTCAAAATGGCAATTGGTTGCCAGCAACTTTGGTTTTTAATAGGGAGTTGACATGGCTGATAGATATTGGGTGGGTGGTACAGGTACTTGGGATGCCACAAGCACAGCCAACTGGTCTGCATCATCAGGTGGTGGTACAGGTGCATCTGTCCCTACGGCGGCAGATAACGTTTTTTTTGATGTCAATTCAAACGTAGGAACTGGTGCATTCACAGTCACTATGGCAAATGACCCAAGAGTCTGTAATGACTTTACAGCGTCAGGTTTAGATGGAGTAATGACGCTTGATGGTACAAGCATTGGATTGACAATATCTGGCAGTCTTTTATTTCCAGCCACAAACTTAACCATTACATACAGCGGCACAACTACATTTAACGCTACGACGGCTGGCAAAACTATAACAGCCAACGGCAAAACTTTTACCAGCGCAGTTACTTTTAACGGTATTGGCGGAGTATGGACGTTTGGAAGTGCTTTCAACTGTAGCAATTTTGTTACCCATACAAATGGAACTATTGATACATCATCAGTAGGAAATTACGCTTTTACTTGGGGTCAATTGTCGTCGGCAAACTCAAACGTAAGAACGTTGAATTTAAATGCTTCTACTTGTAATACAGGCAGTTTTACGCCCGGCATCCAATGCACTCCTACAAATTGGGCATTTAACGCTGGGACATCAACAATAAATTTCAATGGCACGTCTACTGGAATAGATGCGTCAGGCGGTGGGCTTACTTTTTACAATGTGGCGTGGCCTCTTGCTAATTCAGGCGCACCAATTACAGGCGCAAACACATTTAATAATTTCACTGTAGCAAGTAAGACTAGCCTTGATTTTATAAGTACGTTTACTTTTGAATCCAACCAAACAATCAACGGAACATTAACGGTTACTGCGTCTCTTGGCGCACCTTATCGCACAGGGTTCGCTTCTTCCGTTATTGGAACTACACGCACATTAACTTGTGCATCTATTGCCGCTATGACTGATGTTGATTTTAGAGACATCACAATAGCAGGGGCGCATGGCACGTTGTCAGGCACTAGATTGGGTAATTGTGGCGGGAACACCAATATTACTTTTCCTTCGGCTAAGACTGTTTATTATGGTCAAACAGGTTCTGCTAATTGGGGTGCGTCAGGTTCAGGGTCTTGGTCTGCCACATCAGGTGGTGCGTTAGATGCAACTCAGTTTCCATTGCCGCAAGATACTGCGGTATTTCCTGCGGCTACATATCCTGCCAGTGGTTCTACGACAACTATTAATGCCGATTACAACATTGGCACGATAGATATGTCTTTGAGAACGTCAAACACGATGACGCTGGCAACAAGTACAAATTATCCAACAATCTACGGAAATTGGACAAATGGCACAGGCATTACAAATACTGGCACTGGAATAATGACTTTTTCAGGGCGCACTACACAACAAATAACAAGTGCTGGAATATCATTTGGTAGACCTATAACAATTGACGCACCAAGTTCAACTGTTCAATTACAAGATGCTTTTACAGTAGGAGCAACAATTACAACAACATTAACCAGAGGCACTTTAGACCTTCAATCATTTACGCTAAGCACAGGCTTATTTAGTTCAAGCGGCTCATCCACAAGAACAATTGCTTTTGGTACGGGCAACATTACTTGTACTGGTGTAGGTACTGCGTGGTCTACGTCAACTGCTTCAAGCTTAACCACAACAGGGACTAAAGTAGTTAACGTCACCTCTACTGGCTCTACTGCTATTACAGTATTGCCCGGCATAATGTCAGAGTCCAACTCTATCAGTTTTAACTTTACTGGTGGTACTTATGCGTTGACGTTTCTTGGAACTTCTCAACATGCCGCAAAAAATGTTAACTTCACTGGTTATGCTGGTACATGGCAACAGATTGGATTAACTTCTCCAGTAATTTATGGAAATCTAACGTTATCCACAGGGATGTCGCTAACTGCAAGCACAAGAACACTTTATTTTAGTGCATTTACTGGAACTCAGCAGATTACTTCAAATGGAAAGGTAATGGATTTTAATGTGGGGTTGGGTGTTTTTGTTGCCACAATTCAGCTTCTTGATAATATGACCGTAGGAGCCACAAAAACTGCATATTTAATTTTTTCCACTTTAGACCTTCAATCATTTACGTTAAGCACAGGTTCATTTAACAGTAACTACACAAACACAAGAACAATTGCTTTTGGTACAGGAAATATTACTTGTACAGGTACAGGTACTGTGTGGGATACAACAACAGTTACAGGGCTTACAACAACAGGGACACAAGTAGTTAACGTAACGTCTGCAGGCTCTACTGCTATTACTGCATCCACAGGCGCATTATCAGAAGCCAATTCCATCAGTTATAACTTTACGGGTGGAACTTATGCGCTGACGTTTTTAGGAACAGCCAGCTATTCAGCCAGAAATGTAAACTTTACAGGATATGCTGGAACGTGGGGGGCGACATCTACAGGGGTGATCTATGGCAACCTAACGCTTGCCTCAGGAATGACGCTTACTGCTAGTGCAAGTGCAATGTCGTTTAGCGCAACAAGCGGTACGCAAACAATTACCAGCAATGCCAAGACGATGGATTTTCCCATCACCATTAATGGGAATAGTGCAACAACAGTAACTTGTGCAGATGCTTTGACCCTTGGCTCAACTCGAGCATTGACATTTAGCCTTGGAACTTTGAAATTGGCGGCGGGGGCTACTAGCACCGTGGGGTCATTTGTCACATCAGGCACAACGCTGAAATACTTAAAAAGCACAACGCCGGGAACACAGGCGACTATATCGGATGCAAGCGGCACAAATACTGTGACGTATCTATCCATCCAAGATTCTGCCGCTACTGGCGGGGCAACTTGGGATGCAACTTCGGCAACAAACGTTAATGCATTAAATAACACAGGCTGGACTTTTGGAAGCACGGGAAAAGGTAGATTTTTTCAATTCTTTTAAGGAGACATAAATGCAAGACAAAGAAATTACACTAACGCTGAGCGTTAAAGAAATTGATGCAATCCTAGTGATGATTGCAAAACAGCCGTTGGTAGAAGTGCTTGATCTATTCAACAAAATTAGAGTCCAAGGCACAATGCAAATTGCTCCTAAATCAACAGAGCAAACGCCAAATGAGTGACATAGAAAAAGATTTTGCCGTTCACGAAGCTGTGTGCTCAGAGCGGTACCGGGTCATCTCTGATCGCCTGATGAGCGGCAGTGATCGTATGCAACGCATCGAGTACATCTTGTATGCGGTAATTGTCTGCGTGTTGTTTGGGCCGGGTGTCGCTGGGGAGCTTATCAAAAAAGTGCTGGGACTGTAATGATTGACCTTACCAAAGCCATTGGAGCCGTTGCCGCAAGCGTTGCCGCATTAGGGGGCAGTTACACGTTAGCCGATAAATTTGGCTGGTTTGATCGGGCTATTTTGGAGTGGTCGCCAGAGCATTTTAAAATTGTGGCAGAGGCTGGACAGCCTATCAATGTCACCGTGGCAAGGATTAAAAAACGTGACGACTGCTCCGTTGAAAGCTTTACTCCAAGCATTCGTGATGCCGCCGGCATGGTGCATGAAGCAACTACCACCGCCAGCAAATTTAGCGGCCCAGCAGGGCCAGAAATTGATACATTTACGTACCAATTAACGATGGTGCAAAAAGATAAAATTGCTGACGGAAAAGCCACCTTGCTGGCAACGATCAAGTACAAATGCCCCGAGGGTGAACGCGTTGTGCAGTATCCACGCCACCCAAATTTAAGTTTTGAATTGAAAGGGTAATTATGATTCCAATAGTTGCATCTCTCCTTACGACCCTTGCCTCCAACGGCTTGGGTCTTTTGTCTTCTGCACTCCAAGCAAAGGGCAAAGAAGTCGTTGAAAACACTTTGGGCGTAAAGATTTCTGACAACCCCAGCCCCGAAGAGGTCAGCAAATTGCGTCAGTTGCAGTTTGACCACGAGGAGCGCTTGCTTGAGTTGGGCATTGAAAAGGCCAGAATTGAGCAGGAAGAACTCAAAGCCCTTCTCGCCGCGCAAGCCAGCCAAGACAACAACGTGACCGACCGATGGAAGGCTGATATGGCCTCCGACTCGTGGCTGTCGAAAAATGTTCGACCCGGCACTTTGGTCTACATTCTGACCGCCTATTTGCTATTTGCATTGCTTGATGGCGCTGGATACAAGATAAGCGAAACTTATATAACTTTGCTGGGCCAATGGGGCCTCATAGTGATGACCGCATATTTCGGTGGTCGTACCGTTGAGAAGGTCATGGAAATGCGTAAAGGGGGCAAAGAATGAGTCTCAGCCAAGAACAAGCCGCATTTCTGCTGGATGCCTGTAAGCTGATTCAGTACGCCACGGAACAGGGTTTTGTGGTCACTGGCGGGGAGTTGGCCCGTACACCCGAGCAACAAGCCATCTACGTCAAAACAGGCCGCTCCAAGACCCTGAATTCAATCCACCTGAAGCGGTGCGCCATCGACTTGAACTTCTTCAAGGATGGGCAGATAATATGGGACAAGGGCATTCTTGCGCCTCTGGGGGCTTACTGGGAAAGTTTGAACCCTAAGAACCGCTGGGGTGGCAACTTTAAATCACTGGTGGACTGCCCTCATTTTGAGCGCAATGTTGGATAAAAGGACAATGCAATGGCAACGACACCATCATGGGTGATGACATACGACAGCTTGACGTCTATTGTTCTGCAATATCTGGAACGCAATGACGCCGCAACAATTGCCGCCATTCCCACATTTATTACCCTTGCTGAGTTTGAAATTGCTCAGGAAATCAAAACTTTAGGGCAACTTCAGGTGGCCACATCCACCATGACTGCAAGTAACCCAGTTCTTGCCAAACCTGCGCGCTGGCGAAAAACAGTCTCTATGACGGTTAACACTGGGACAACGACACAGCCAGTGCTGTTGCGCAAGTTTGAGTATTTGATGAACTATTGGCCAAACTCGTCATTGACGGATGTGCCCTTGTATTACGCAGACACCGATTATCAGCACTGGTATTTTGCGCCTACTCCAGATCAAGCATACAGCTTTGAAGTGCTGTACTACGAGCGTATAGCGCCCCTTAGCTCGACTAATCAAACCAATTGGCTTACCCAGTACGCGCCCAATGCGATGCTGTACGGAACCCTATTGCAAGCGATGCCGTTTCTTAAAAACGATGCGCGTGCAATTTTTCAGCAAAAATACACCGAATCGATCACTGCACTGAAGACGGAAGACGTCGCTCGTGTTGGTGATCGTCAGGCAATAGCAGTGGACTCCTAATCATGGCAACATACGTAGATCCTTACACAGGCGTAACTATCAACCCATCGCAGGTTGGGTATGAAGCGCTAACCATCAGCACTGATACGGTACTGCAATGGCCTATTAATGGCAATACGGCAGATGTTGTAGCCAATCAAATTGACGTGACGGCCACGGTTGGCAGTTTAAAACTGTATTTGCCACCCGCAACTCAAGTGTCTACGGGCACAAGCGCCATTATTCGTAATGCTGGAGCTAACACTTTTACGGTAGTTGACACAGGCGGCAACACAATTGTTTCTATTGCCTCTGGAGTTGTCCAATACATCTACTTGACGGACAACAACACAATAAACGGAACTTGGTCAACTTTAACTTTTGGTGCCGGCACATCTGCGGCAAATGCTTCTGCGCTTGCCGGGTATGGTTTGCTTGCCGTCAATTCAACCTTAAATCAATCGTATCCGCTAACAGACATATTTTCAAATTATGCAATGTTAGATGCAGATAGGGCGCAATTTTTAGTGTGGCAATCAGGCGCTGGAAGTATGACGTTGCCATCTTCAGCAACTATTGGAAATAATTGGTTTGTAATGGTTCGCAATAACGGTACGGGTATATTGACCATTACGCCTTCAGGTACTGATACCATCGATGGAAATGCACAAGCACAATTGCAATTAGCCGAGTCTTTTGTAATTGTTTCTAATGGCTCGAGTGGGTTCAATACGTATGGTTATGGACAATCAGCCACATTTGTTTATACCCAGTTAAGTAAGGCAGTTACTGGCGGCACAGTTACTTTGAGCGTTGTTGAGGCTTCTAGCACCATCCAGTCATATACGGGTGTATTAACGTCAAACTGTACTGTTATTCTTCCATCCACAGTCCAATTGTATTCATTGCAAAACAGTACTACTGGCGCATTTACATTGACGTTTAAAACAACGGCTATTGGTGCAACTACAGTTGTTTTGCCTCAAACTCAAACCATCATTGGTATTTGTGATGGAACAAATGTATTTAACGCTCAAACATCTACATCAAGTGCTATTACGGCTTTGACTTTGGGCAATGGTTCTGCCGCCTCCCCATCGCTGTTATTTGCTGGCGATGCAAATACTGGTTTGTATTTGGCGGCTAGTGGCCAACTAGGATTTACAGCAGGGGGCGTGAATAGGGCCACATTGTCAGCATCAGGATTTGCAATTCCAGTGGGCATCGCTGGTGGGACGTTTACATGACAACAAAGGTTGTTGCGCTACAAATTAAACCGGGCATCCAGCGGGATGGCACCGTTTTTAATGCCCCTTCCTATGTAAACGGAAAGTGGGTTCGTTTTCAAAACGCGTTGCCGCGCAAGATGGGTGGATATAGGGGCATCTTTTTGAACGCCTCTGGTATCTCTCGTGGCATGACAATGAATTCAACAGACGGGTTGAACTACGTTGTTTCAGGCACAAACAACAAACTTCAGCAATGGGTTACTGATAACGATGATGGTATTGGCTCAGGCCCAACGGACTATACGTTGACTGGCTTTACCGCAAATGACAACAATTTATGGCAATTTGACATTGGGTATGACTCTTCGGGTGCTGGTGTAAATAATTTAATTGCGCACCCCGGTCAAAATCTTAATGACATTTCCTCTACTGTTAACACAAGGCCCTTGGTAGGTGCATGGCCAAACACTACGCTCACTGAAGTTGGCGTGTTTACAGCCTCTGCAACCACTGTGTCAGGCTCTAAGTTGATTAGGTTTGCCACAACCATTGCGGCTGTAGGCGCAGGCGTAACGGTTACTGGTAGTGGCATCCCAGTGAGCACCACCGTAACAGCGTCACAGCTTTTGTCGTATGGCCCAGTTGGTACGGTATCAATAAGTACCGTTGGATCAGGTTATACCAACGGGACGTACACAAGCGTTGCTTTGGTAGATGAATATGGAATTAGCTCAGGCTCCGCGGCCACAGTAGTTGTAAGCGGCACTGTTGTGTCGTCTGTCACCATCACTAATGGCGGCGCAAACTTTGTTGCTCAAGAAACATTCAGTATTCCAGCGGCGTCTATTGGCGGAACTGGCAGTGGATTTTTAGGATCAATCACATCGTTGGCATCAACCACAGCACAGCTTTGGACAGCGTTTTTAAGTAACGCGGCAACAGCATCTGCAACAGTAACGTTGACCTTCGACAACAACATCTCGATATCGGGTGGCGTCGTTGTGCTTCACCCCTACTTGTTTGTGTACGGCAACTATGGGTTGATTCAAAATTGTTCTGCTGGGGATTTCAACAATTGGACAAGCGCAGACTCTAACGCCACCAACATATCAACTGGTAAGGTAATCAGGGGACTGCCATTGCGTGGCGGCACAACATCGCCGGCAGGTCTGTTTTGGACTACGGATTCCGTGGTACGGGTCACTTACGCGCCATCAACTGTAAACGGCATCAACTATTTTTGGAAGTATGACCTGATTACAAGCCAAAGCTCGATCATGTCATCGTCGTGCGTAATTGAGTATGACGGTATTTTCTACTGGATTGGTACTGATAGATTCTTGATGTACAACGGTGTTGTGCAAGAAGTGCCAAACACGCAGAACATGAATTGGTTCTTTGACAACTTGAACTATGTGCAACGTCAAAAAGTTTGGGTAAGCAAAGTTCCGCGGTGGGGTGAGATTTGGTTTTTCTACCCACGCGGTGATGCAACGGAGTGCAATGACGCGATCATCTACAACGTAAGGGAAAAGACGTGGTACGACGCTGGCCAGTCTCCCGGCTCTTACCGTTCTGCGGGCGTATTCTCTGAAGTTTTTCCACACCCAATTTGGGCTGGCAACGAGGAAAACACTGTTGGCACCTATACCTTGTGGCAACACGAGACGGGCACCAACTCAATCTACCTCAACTTTGTTAACGCAATAGACTCATACTTTGAGACGCCTGCACTTGGCTCGTATTCAGGTTTGGTTGGATCGACTCAGCAAGCAGGTGATAACTTGTGGACGCGCTGTGAGCGTGTAGAGCCTGACTTTGTGCAGTCGGGTGAAATGTATTTGGTCGTGACTGGTAAGGGCTATGCGGACGATATAGACAATCCATCTGACCCGTACTATTTTGACCCAGACACTTTGAAAGTGGACATGAGGGAGCAAAGACGTCAAATGCGCTTGCGTTTTGGATCAAATACGTTCAATGGAGATTACTTTATGGGTAAGGTGCTATTGAGCCTTGATACTGGCGACGTTCGCGGAACTGGCAACCCATGATAGTTTATGACCCACGCGACATGGAGTGGCCCCTGTACTGCAATTTGATGGCTGAATTGTTTTCAGCCAACGATATTGGTACAGTGCCAGAGGAGCGCTGGAGGGACTGGGTAGATGGAATGAACGGCATTGGCTTCTTTGCACAATCCGCTATTCCAGATCAAAGATTGTTTGACAATTGGCAAGATTGGGCTCAGCAAATGGTTGGCATAATGAATTTACAGGCGTAAATCATGGATAAAAAAGAAATGACTACGCAAGAGATATTTCAAAAATGTCCAGAAATTAACAGATTTGGGCATGATTGGAAAAAAGTGTACGCGCAAACGGCGTCCTTGCTAAAGACAAATACTTGCCGCATGATGCGCTCTGGAAATTCGTTGTTTATTATTTTTATCAAAGCGCCTCATCAAGCAGAAGTTGCCATGTTCAACGCTGACCCACCCAACAAATTTGCGCGCAATTTTCGAGAGTTTGCAAAAGCAATGAAGTTGGCGGGATATACAAGTGTTACTGGCAAAACAGATAACTTGCCTACATTGCAATTAATTGAACGGTTTGGCTATCCCATCAAGATAGAAAACTTAGGCGTTGACCAAGATGGGATTACGCAGTACAGGGGTACGGTAAATGTCTAACCCAGAACAAGAACTAAACAATGCCGGGAAAGCCGTACAAGATACTTGGGACGCAGGGGCACATACCGTTACGTCATTAGGCAAGGGTATTGAAAGTATTGCCACTAGCGCCAATAAAGCGCTAGACGCAATCATTCGCGATCCATTACCAGTCATTGCAACGGTAGCGTTAACGTATTTTCTTGGCCCAGAAGGGTTGGCAATTGCATCAGAGCAATATGCCGCCACGATAGCCAGTGCCGCAGTAACAGCCGCCAATGGCGGAAAGATGGAAGACATTGCTCTTTCAATGGCGGCATCATATGCAGGCGGAAAAATAGGTGATGCAGTAGGCGCAGGAACTTCCGCTTCATTTGCGCAAATGCCAGCGGCAATGCAGGCAACTATAAAAGAAGTAATTATTAGTTCGTCTGGGTCAGCCGCAATTGCGGCACTTCGCGGCGGTAGCCTCGACAAAATAATTGCGGCAGGTGTTCAAGGAGCCGTGTCTAGTTATGTTAGCTCTGGGTTAACAGATAAGGGATACACCGCAGTAGACAATCAATTGATTAGGGGTGCCGTAAGTAGCGCCACTTCCGCAATCATGTCTGGTAAAGATATAGCGTATGCAATTACCAATTCTGTAGTAACTACATCATTGCAAGCGGCCATATCTGGTCGTGCAGATCAAATAAATAAAAACAATGAATTGGGGCAATCGTTAACTAAACAAGCCAGCAAATTGTATAAAGACGCTTCTGACACTTATTATTATGATTACAAACCCGTACTTGAAAAAGTAACTAATGCATACAATCATTATAGTAAACAAATAAATACCTACAACTTTTGGCAAAACAAATTTGAAACTGAATATAAAAATTACAATTTTCATAAATCAGCTTACGAAGCAAACCCAAATCAATCGGATTATCTTTGGGCTACAGGCAGTGCCAAAAATCTTGAAGAATTAATACCATATATAGAATCTTCTAAAAAATACGTAGACACTGCAAAATCTTTATACGAAGATATTGCTGGTGAACTTAAAACAGCATCTGAAAATTATGAAAAAGATTTTACTATTAAATTATCAGATTTAAATAAACAAATTTCTGATATTAATGACAATACCAATTTGTTGGTTGAGGATAACGTAAAAGATTTGGTGTCATATCGTGATGCGCTTGAAAAAAATGCTGAGGAACTGGCCGACTCAATTAGTAATCAAGCATTAGAAGAAATCATTGAAAAAGAACAAATAAGAATTGATAAAGAACTTAGTGCTGTTAATGAAGGATACAAATCTTACGCAGATAAGCTACTAGGCGATGAACAAGGTTCTTTTAATAAAAATATTAAAAATGGCGCTGACTATTACGCTTGGCAAGATGGCTGGAAAAATGCATCTGAAAAACAAGATGCAGAATTAAACGGCATCACCAATAAAACAGATTGGACAAATTACCAAAAAGCTACTGATGCAGGATTTAAAAACTTTGATGATTTGCAAGACGCGGGATCAAAAGGAGAAGATCCCTTGCGTTTTTATGCGCGCAAACAAAGAGGATTTGGTAGTTGGGATGAGTATGCACGATCTGACTTATACGCCAATGAACAAAAAGCAATTGCAGAAAAAAATGCAGAAGACGCAAGAGTTCAAAAAGAAGCCTCTGATAAAGCATATTACGATCCAATAGCCAAAGAACGAGGTTTTCCTGATTCTGAAACTGCCATAAAGTATGGGTGGAATTACCAAAATTATTATGCAGAAAATTGGAAATCTATAGATGCCCCAGAAGTCGTTGCAAAAAAACAATTAGCAATAGACACAAGTAATGCTTTGAATTATGGGTTTCCTGATTTAGCAACATATAACAAGTACGGTGGTGATCAAGCCGCATACTATGCTGATAGAGCTTTGCAAGAAAAAGCTACAAACGCAACTAATGAAGAAAAAGCAAAAACCGCAGGATTTCCAGATCTTTATAATTACCAAAAATATAACGGTGATTTAGATGCGTATAAAAAACAAGAAGCTATTGATGGCAGAAATAATTTAATTAGTTCTGCCGCCATGAGTGGCATATTAGATATAGCAAAAATTGACAAGTTTATTGCTCAGGGTAACGGTTATGGTTTTAATGCATACAAAGATTTTGTAAATAATGAAAAATTAGCGGAGCAACAAACGATTGCTGATGCCAAGGCGGCTAAAGCAGAAGAAGATCGTTTAGCAAAAATTAAAGAAGCCGCAGATTTAGCATCAACACCAGAAGCCTTGGCGGCGGCGGCTCAAAAACAAGCCGCAGACGAAGCCAAAGCCAAAGCAAATCAAGCAAATCTAACTGCATACGAGTTGTCTGTTGCTAGAACTGATTTGGCTAATAAGGCTTGGAGGGGTGGTCTTAGTTATGCAACAAAAGATATTGATAAATTCATACAACAAGGTGGTAACGTAAAAGATTTTGATGAATATAAAAGTTATCTTGGCAAAATAGAAGAAGAAAAAATAGCGGCGAAAAAAGCGGCAGATGAAAAATTAGCGGCGTGGACAGCAATGGATGCCGCTAACACGGCCAGAGCGCAAGCATATCGTCAAGAGCAAATTAAAATACAAGCAGATGCGCAGGCGGCGGCGGCTATTGCCGAGGCTAAAAAGCAAGCTGAAATTGCCGAAGCCGCTGAAAAAGCACAACAAGTTGCTGATCAAGTAAAAGCGGAGGCGGCGGTAAAAGCGGCCCAAGAGGAGGCAACTCGTCAGGCAGAAATTTCTAGAAAAGCAGAAGAAGACAGAATTGCTTCAGAAGCCGAACAAAAACGTATTGTAGAAGCCGAACAAGCTCGTCAAGCGGAAATTGTCAGGAAAGAAGAAGAAGACAGGCTTGCCGCAGAAGCTGAACAAACTCGTCTTGCCGCAGAAAAAATTGCCACAGAAAAGAAATTGGCGGAAGATAAAGCCGCTGAAGATAAATTGGCCGCTGATAAGGCAATTGCTGATCAAGCCGCGGCTGATAAGCTGGTAGCTGACCAAGCCGCGGCAGATAAAGCAGAAGCAGACAGAATAGCGGCGCAAAAAGCAACAGACGAAGCTAACGCGGCGGCACAAAAGGCGGCAGAGGACGCCAAGGTGGCTCAAGAAGAAGCTGACAGACAGGCGCAAATTAAAGCGGATGCGGACGCCGCAAAAGCCGCCGCTGACGCAGAAGCAAAACGTCAAACTGAACTTGCCGAAGCCGCTCGTCGCGCCAAAGAGGCAGAGGATCAAGCAAGGGCAGAGGCGGCGGCGCAGGCGGCTAAAGAAGAATCTGATCGCCAAGCACTTATTGCTAAGAAAGCTGAAGAAGCGCGCATCGTTGCAGATGCGGAAGCAAAGCGTTTGGCTGAAGAGCAAATTGTGCGGGAAAAAGAATTAGCTGACGCCAAAGCATTTGCTGAACAACAAGCGCAAGAGCAAGCCAGAGTAGAAGAAGAGGCTAGAACAAAGGCAGACGCTGAGGCAAGGGCTCAGGCAGAAACTCAAGCCAAAGCGGAAGCGGACGCCAAGGCTGAAGCTGACGCTAAAGCACAAGCAGAGTTAGACAAAGTTGCGGCACAAAAAGCGGCAGACGAAGCTAAATTGGCTCAAGAAGAAGTTGATCGTCAGGCACAAATTAAAGCAGATGCTGAAATTGCACAAGCGGCGGCTATTGCTGAAGCCAAAAAACAATTTGAAATTGCCGAAGCCGCTAAACAAGCGCAACAAGTCGCTGATCAGGTAAAGGCAGAAAAAGCATTAAGAGAAGCTCAAGAAGAAGCAACTCGTCAGGCGGAAATTGTTAGAAAAGCAGATGAGGATAGGATTGCCGCAGAGGCCGAGCAGACACGTCTTGCAGATATTGAACAGAAACGCCTTGCAGAAGTTGAACAAACACGTCTTGCAGAAGAAACGCGCCAAGCAGAAATTGTTAGGTTAGCTGACAAGGCAACGGCTGATCAAGCCGCGGCGGACAAACTGGTGGCTGACCAAGCGGCGGCTGACAAACTGGTGGCCGATAAAGCGGCGGAAGACAAGTTGGCCAACAACCCTGTTGTTCAAGTATTGAACCCAAATCCTGTTGTACAGGTATTGGAAAATCCAGCAACAACATTTAACCCACTTGCACCAGACGATGTCAAAGACATCATGGACAAGTACAAGACTGGTGTGGATATAGCGGCAGATTACAAAGGGACGGACGTTGCGTCTAACGATGGTACGTTGCCAAACACTGGTTTGACTAGCGGTACTGTAAGCAAAGTATTCCCACCAGACCGTGGTGCTGTATGGAACGCGGATCGTGGTGTTTGGGTTGATGCGGCCAACAATGGTTATTGGATGATGGGTAGCGATGGTTATTCGTTTACCTCATTGGATAAACAAGAAGACACAGAGACGTCTACAGACACAAGTACGGGTTTAGGCGGTACTACTGGCGGCACATCTATTGGCACGGACACAAATGCGCCTACAGGCACACAGCCGTCAGACGCAGGTGCCCTTCCCGTTACTAAGACAGAGCCAGAGGTAACACCAACTCCTGCGGAAGTAGTCCCAGTACAGCCAGAGCAACCTGCTGGCGGCTTGCCTGTGACTACGCCCACAGAAGAGGTAAAACAAGAACAGCCTGCTGGTGGCCTGCCCACGACTACACCACCCGCAGAAGAACCGCCACAAGTAGTTGCGCCTCCACTCACTAAAGTTGAAGAGCCTGCGGCACCAGTTACTCCACCAGAGCAAACAACTACGGGCGGACTGCCTGTAACAACGCCCGTAACAACGCCTGTAGAGCCGCCTGTAGAGCCGCCTGTTGAAGTGGTACAGCCGCCTACGGGTGGCTTGCCTGTTACAGAACCTGTACAGCCACCTGCCACAACTGAACCTGTTGGCGGGTTGCCCGTGGTAGAAACGCCTGCCGAAAAACCTGTCGAAGTTGTTCCGCCGCCTGTTGAAAAGCCTGTTGTGCCAGAGCCAGTAGAAGAAGTTCCAACTACGGGCGGATTGCCTACGGTTGAAACTCCTTCTCAAGAGACAGTAAGCCCATTGCCTGTCAATCCTCCTGAAGAACCTGTCGTTGAAAAACCAGTTGAGCCGCCTTTAGTTGAAACAGAAGAGCCACCTGTGACTGACACGCCAAAAGAGCCAGCCCTTGTGTCTTCAGAGCCGCTTGGTTATGGCATGTATAAAGACACGTACTCTGATGGGTCAATTTCTTATCGTGAAGAGCCTTATACCGAAGAGCCCATTGTTCAAGAACCTGTGGTCAAAGATCCTGTTGTTATTGATGACGGCGAAGATGGCATAGACCGAGTTGATCCTGTTGACCCTGTTGTCAAAGAAGAAGAGCAAGAAGAAACAGAAGAGCCAATTACTGGTGGCCTACCTGTAACTGAAACGCCTGTTGTTGAGGAAGAGGCAGAAGAGGAAGAGCCTGTTGTTGAAGAAGAAGAGCCTGTTGTCGAAGAAGAAGAGCCTGTTGTCGAAGAGGAAGAACCTGTTGTTGAAGAGGAAGAACCTGTTGTTGAAGAGGAAGAACCTGTTTGCGCAGAAGGATTCCATTGGAATGGGAGCATGTGCGTTTCTGACGAAGACGAAGATCCCGTCACCGAAGAAGACGACATTCCTACTG